GAGCATTGATCGGCATCTGCAACAAGTACGCATAACTCTCCGTGGTTGCTGACTTGCCATTCTTCAATCTCAAAAAACCAAGACTTTCCAGAAGTTCATTCAATTCGGTCGTGGTTTTCTTGAAAACGTGAATCGAGTCATCGACAATTCCTTTGACAAAACGTTCTCTGTTGCGCAACATTTTCAATTCTTCTTCAAGAACCAAAAGCTGATTGATTTTCCTTTTTTCATAAAAGTCAAGACGTACGATGTAGAAGGCCTCCATGATCTCTGCTACCGAGTTGTACTTGACAATCTTTCCATTTTCGTCGTACAAGTTCATGTTTGTCACGGAAATTTTGCTCGTCAAGCGAAGTGTCTTTTCCAAAATGTTGACATTAGGATCATCTGTGCTCGGGTTTGCAAGCATTTGTTGCAACATATCCGGATCAACATCAAGTTCAAAATGAACCACATTGTCCGTACTTCCAAGTTTCACACCCTTGACAAACGCAGCAGCGGAAGTGTCAGAAGCTTTTTCCGATTTTTCCGATTTGTCCTCTGTCGCAGCAGCACCACCTTTCTTCGATTTCTTCTTTTCTTCATCTTGACTGACAAACAAAGAATCCAGAAATTCCTTGTAATCGTTCGTCCAGGACACAGATGATTCAATTGGCAATTCGCTAATCACAATCTTGTTGTACTCCGTAATGGTGTAAACACCCTTTGTCATAAACGATTTTTCCGAAATGGACAAAATATGACCACGAAATCCGTTGTAATGTGGAATGAGATTTTCAAAGACAGTTCTTGTACCCATCAGTCTCTGACGAATTTGTTCACTGATCTGCAAAGGATTGAAATTGGGAATGTACGTTGACCATCCAGTCCCTATCCCACGAACTCCATTGACAAGAGCCAATGGAAGAATAGGAACATAGTAAGAAGGTTCAATGGACATTCCATCGTCTTCCAAGTACGTCAACAAGGGACGGTCGGCTGCAGGAAAGAGTACGTCGGTCAAAAGATTGAGACAAGTGTAGATGTAACGTGCCGATGCAGCATCTTTTCCGCCCTGAAGACGTGTTCCAAACGAACCGTTAGGAAGTAACAACTCGATGTTATTGGAACCCATAAAATCTTGAGCCATGCCTACAATCGTCTGATTCAAAGATACTTCACCATGATGGTAGCCAGAATGTTCGCTGACATATCCCGTCAATTGAGCCACTTTGATTTCATCTCGCTGATTTTTCTTGAAACAGGAGTACAGAATTTTGCGCTGTGATGGCTTTAGTCCATCAATTAAGCTGCCGATGCTTCTTTCATTGTCTGCTACCGAGAAAAAAATCATTTCTTGATCCACAAAACGTTCGAGCGGTAAGTCTTGGTCACTGGTATCCATGATCATTTTCGGGTCATAGGTTGTTCGAAGCCAATCTTTTCGATCTTCAGCTCTTTTCTTGTTGAAAACCATGTCAATCTTGTCGTCCGATGCTTCGGTCCATATAAAATTCATCATTTTCAAATCGCGAAAATATTCCTTGGCTTCTTGGGAAGTAGATGTACCAAGACCTTTGTAGTATTTGATTTTCCAGTTTCCAGAAGCGGCATCCGTTCCACTCCATTCCTGAAAAGCACTGATGGAATAGAAACTCAAAACCGTTTTCCCTTTTGTAGCCTTGATGATGGGAGTCAACATGCAAGTGACAAAACCGAGTTTGATCAATTCTGGCCAATTGCTGGAAATCCAATTGACAAAAAGCCCCTTGATATGTGATCCGTCGACGTCCTGATCTGTCATGATCATGACACGGCCATAACGTAATTCTGCCAAGGACGTGTACTTTTTCCCTGTCTCTAGTCCCAATATACGTTTAATGTTGTTCAACTCTTCGTTTTTGGAAATTTGTTCACGTCCTACAGCGCTTGTGGCTTTGTCTCTTGTATTGATCATTTTCCCTTTGAGGGGATAGACGCCAAAAAGATCTCGCCCAACTACAGAAAAACCAGCGACTGCAGTGGCCTTAGCGGAATCTCCCTCTGTCAGTATAAGAGTACACTGCGCTGAAAGAGCTGCCGTACCCGCTTCGTTGGCGTCTTCAAGTTTAAGAATGTCATAAAGTCGTCCATTTTTCTTCTTCGTGTCTTGTTTTTGGATTTTTCGTTGATGGAGATCTAGTGCTCTTTCCACAATACCGAGTTTGACAATTCGATCGATAAACTTGTCATTGAAATCGCAAGTAGATCCAAATTTCTTCTCTGGAGTTGTCAATGTCTCTTTCGTCTGACTGTCGAAATCGGGATTGACAATTTCACACTTTACACCTACAAAGAGCAGCTTCTTCACAAGACTCCGTTCCATATCAATCTTTTTCTTTTGTTTGATGATTTTGCAGATAGCAGTAGCAATGTTGTTGGCAATGTACTCGACGTGTTTTCCACCTTTCAACGTATTGATTCCATTGACGAACGAAACTTGTTTGAAATCATCATTGCTCATGGCAATCGCCACTTCCCAACGCGGATGGAGGTACTCGACTACTTTGCCTTCGCGGAATTCTTCAAAGAAATCTAGAAACTTCTCAAAGTTGCGCACTGGAACAGGTTGATCATTGAAGGTGACCGTGACACCTGGGGTGCAAGCGGACAACTCGAAAACACGTTTTTCAATGATACGTAGCATATCTCTGCTGATCGTTTTCATCCCGAAACGAGACAACTCAGGGATCATGGTGATACTTGTAAATGGATCATTGTCATAATCCGTGATAACAGGAGGATCGACGATTGACATGTTTTCACGGAACGATTGCGTATACTTGAGTTTGCGTCGAAAATCCACCGTTGTCACATTGAACTGGGTTGAGAAAATATTGCAAATCTTGCTACCGAGACCGTTTTTGCCTCCAGTCAATCGTTCTTCCACCTCATCTGTGTAATTGGTCGACGTGCGAAGATTTCCAAAGATGAGCTCGACGGTGTATTTTTGGTACACGCCATGCATGGCAATGTCGACCCCTTCGCCATCATTAGTAATTGTGAAGGCACCTGTTTCCGGATGAACAGTCACGTCGATCTTTTTGACTGGATGTGGAGTCTTTTTCGAGGAAAGACGTTTGAACTGATCGTATGCATTCACGACCAATTCATCGTAGATTTTCAAAAGACCTGGATTAAATTCAACTTCTTCATGAACCATCATTGTCTTGGAAGAATCGAAAATGAAAAGTTTGTAAGGTGAATTTTGCGTTGATCCCAGGTACATGGCGGAACATTTGAGGGTATGTTCGATGTCCGAGTATGCGAGATAAGTCTCTTCAATGCTTTTCTGTGCTACGGCCTTTGACATTTTCAAGGGGAATATGCTTTTTGTTCGATATATGGAACCAAAGCTGCCTTTCGCGGAGTCAATCGTTACTAAAATCGATCATTTTTTTTCGCACTCTGGAATCCAAAACATGACTTAAACGAATACGAGTGTCACAGGGTGTAATACGCACAGGTATGCTAAACGAGGAGCAACAGGAAATTCCAAAACCACGACGGAAAAAGGCGGTTGCATCAAAAAAGGTTACTGAAGAAACGAATGCAAAGTCTATTGAAAAGACCATTGTAAGAGAAGAAATTGAATCGTTTCTTGCATCGACACCGGTAGTCAAGAAGAAAAAAGTTGTGACTATCGATCAGACGTATACGGTTTCAAACGCTGCGTCAACAAACGTGTTTGCCAACCCTGTGAACAACATTATTTTACATTTAAAAATATCCGAAAACGTCACTGAGCCAGACCATTTAGTCACTAAAATGTTCGTGTATGATCCTGAACTCCACGAACCCAGTCCATATGAACGACAACAATGTTTTCTCTCCTCTCCTTACGAATTGGAAGAATATGAAGAGAAATATAAACACGAAGAAAAGAAAACTTCGGAACCTCCTTTGACTATGGTCAGCGATCATTCGGAGACGCGAAATGCAAGTTATACAATGGATGCGTCTCAAAGCCAAAAGTGTTGGTGGTGTTGTCATCCATTTGACAATGACAAGACAAAATACTCGCTACCTTGTCGGAGGACAGGGAAAACATTTAGTGTCGTTGGATCGTTCTGTTCCCCTGAATGTACAGTCGCATTTTCTTCAGAAAGTGGTCATCGATACGGTGATCTTTTGAAGCAATATACCTGGATAAACTTTTTATACGGAGGACACAAGTTGTCAAATGATACTCACGTGGCACTTCAAGCTGCACCACCTCGTGAGACATTGCAAATATTTGGAGGTCCATACACCATAGAACAATTTCGAGCGCGTTCCAAGAATTATGAAATAAATGTCGAGATAACGATGGCGCCCATGATACCTATCAAAGGATTTACAGATGAAATCGTTGTGGAGTATAAGAAATCAAAGACGTTTGTTCCCATGGAAAAAGAACGCATGGACCGTGCAACTTCAGAACTGCGACTCAAGCGCAAGAAGACAAAGAAAAGTGAGAACACTCTCGATGATTTTATGAATTTAAAAGTCAAAAATACGGTAGCTACCTGAGTGTATTAACGGATGAATTGAAACAAATGAAACAATTAGCGCAGCTCTCACAACCCTTCCTTTTTAATTGTTCAGCGGATTGCTGCTAATCTCGTCGAAGTATAAGAAGGAATATGGAACTGAATACGGAACATGGATTTCTTTTCAAAAAGCTTCTTCAATGCTGCAGTACAGTCGATTCGCTTTCATACTTTGGAAAGGAAAATCCCAAGTTTTTGTCCATTACGGCAATAAATGAGTTTGTGGATATTAATATCTATTTACACCGTGCAACGTTTTTCTCACGTTTACAACTTGAATTTGAATCGTTGTTTTTTCAATTCGACACGTTTGACTGGATTCGAGCGATGCAAATCATTCATGTGAAAGATACTTTAAATTTAGTTTGGTCGGAATACAAGGGGTTATCCGTGAACGATGCTTCATCTTCCAAAAAGCTTGCCAAACGCTATAGTTGCATGACATCGCCAGACGCTTTTGTCAACGATGTCACTTTGGTGAGCAAAGATGTCAAATCTCGGACATTCATATCGGCTATTTCAGTAAACGTTGTAGACTTATGTGTCAAGGATATTCTTGACTTGTATTCTACAATTACACTGTCTTTTGAGACAGACACTCGTCAACAATTACATATATCTGCAACAAACGAATTCTCCGAATTTTTAAGAGAATTAGTCATTCTAAAATCCTTTTCAGCAGATACTTTGTCTAATCAAATCATTCTAAAACGCACTGTCGATGTCTTGCTATTTTCAACTGCTGTCGAAAATATCCTTAATGTTTGCGACAGTGGTAACAGTACATCGATAGAACTTATTTTCCTGGATAGCGACCTTCTTCAAATGAACTTAAGTATAAAAGGTGTCTCATACATGACCATTGGCATCCCAGTGTTCTAAAACTCCCCGTTGTCGATGGTCACTATATCGTTTTTTCGTTCATAGAAAAATAGGTAAGCAAAATCACTGAGAGGTGATTCAATGTGCGATAGATTCAAATCATCGCAACGTACCCATACACTGCTGCTGCTGTTGTAGCGGCGACATTCCGCGAAACAATGACCTGCATCAACACCACCAATATGTTTTGCAATCGCTTTGAGCTCGTAACATGGGTTTTCTTTGGAAAGATCCGAATGACAGTAATCTTGAAGATATAAAGCATTTTCAATGCGAATGTTGCAGTTATTTTTGTTGCTGCCACTGAACCGCTTCAGCTGTATGATAAGAAAAGGAGGAAGGGACCAAAATTTCGTCTTCCCGTCATCAAAGTAAAGATTGAGACAATCATGGACCGTGCATTGTTGTACACTTTCGGGCAAAGGTACCATGAGGACATTGTAGGCATCAAATGAATAATGGTTCGTGGAAAGTGTAGTAAAACATTGACCGTAGAAAAACTGATTGATTTCTGAAAAATCGTGTTCAAAGGTATCTTTATAATGTTCATAGGCTTTCTTTTTCAAAATTTCCTTGTCTGTGCGCGCTTCACCACCGACCTGAATCTCAATCGACCGTTTTCTTTCAAGATGAATCTTTTCAAACAAGAAATGAAGAAACTCGGCCATGTCATGTTGTTCATTTGGTGGAAACTGCTTTTTCACGACATCATATAGAAAAGATGGATACACAAATGTCTTGGAATGACGCAATTGTTTTAAAACAAGAATGATATTTTGGAGAAAACTATGCTCATTGTATTGATGAAACGTAAGAGCAAAGAGAAAATCTATAAACTTGTCGCATGACAATAAACATTGCAAAATTGCATTCATGTAACAACTTGCCCCGACATTGACAAGACCACATGCGACATTCGTTTTGTTTGGGTCCATGTTTTTTTGTTGGATGAAACCTAGCTTCTTGTGTTTATATTACCGAAGACGAGAAAGAGGTGATTTCACTTATGATTTCAAATACCACTTTATACTGCAAGGACTCATTGAAAAGGTACGGTCGTGTATTAATATCATGGCCTTTCGAAAGAGGAACCTGATAAAATTCTTCCGTTTCATTAAAGAGTTGCATTACAGGGAGAAGGTATTCATGCAAATTCAGTGAAATATCCACATAATACGACCCGTGTTCTATTTTTGCCGTTTGCGTGACAATGAAACATGGCGGATGCGTAGAGTTGAACGCATAATTTTGAAGTGCGATGTACTTATTTTGCATCTCCTCGTTGAGTAATTGGAAATCTTCAGAAAATGCATCAATTTTGCACTGCCGCAAGGAAACTTTACTACCTGTCACTAAATATATTGGTTCTTTATGCACTTCTAAGCGTAACGTTCCTTTTTCCTTGTAAAGTTTGATACTGGCAATTTCATTCCTGTCCAAATGATTGACGTCATGATTCACAATATCGTTCTTTCCAATGAGTAAGTCGTGTAGCAGAAGAGGGTTGTTATTCCGTCGAGTATAATCGTCAAGGAGTCTCATTTGAAATCCTGAAATGACCACCGGAATGTCGAAACTATCAGGATATGTCAAGGGTGTAAAAATATTGCAAGCGTATACATTTTTATCGTGGGAAAATGCTTGGTAGACATTCTGCAAGGAAGGCGTTGAACACTCGAAACTGCTTCTAAATTCATCAAATTCCAAATAAAGAACTTCGGAATTAAAAGGGTGATATAAACTTGGTCTAGAAGATGAACAAGAAGATGAAACCCGTGGTAAAATAATGGATCTCGCTTGAATTGAGGTTATATTTTTAATGCCTTCTCTCTGCACGCGACATCCGACTTCTGTAGAACATGTCAAATGAATCTTGAAATTGAACAAGGACTCTGTCAAGTGATTCCGGTCAGCACTGTTTACCAGAAAAGAAGTTGTATACTTTCTTCTTTGGCGTGACTCTGGGTTTATGTAGAGTTGACCGAGTTGCCTTGATCTTACTGTATGATGTTGATCACCTATGAGTTCAGTTGTAGTATCATACTCTTCGTCACTGTCATAGTAGCTACTGTCATCACCATTGAAAGTCGTTTTCATAGTTTAATTTTAAATATCATGATAGACTCTTTATATTGAAGATGAATATGACTTAAAGATAGCCTTCATTTACAGGTTATAAATAATACAAAATAAGTCTACAGAAGCAAAATTATGGCAGCGACATCAAGATTAATTGCACAAGTAAAGTGGTTTGACAAGAAGAAAGGGTATGGATTTCTACAAGATATTCAGACAAAAGCTGATTTTTTCGTGCACCATAGTTCATTGTCAGTTCAAGATCCTGATACGTTCCGATATCTTTCAATAGGAGAGTACGTAGAATATACGCTTCTTCCGAATAACAATCGTCGCCATAAAACGATTGCAGCAGACGTGACAGGAATAAGTCGAGGATTGCTCATGTGCGAATGTTGGGCTCAATATCAGAAGCAGATTAAAAACAATGAAGACTGTGACGAGAACGATGAGGGAGGAGGTTGCGACGATGAGGATTTTGACGTCGAAGAAGGATAGGTGGAGAAAAAAACCCAAAATCAGTAAAAGAAATATTATATTTTTATTAAAAAAATCCAGTCGTCTTCTCAATATTTATGATTCTGTTATTGTAAGAAGAATTCCATGTCTAAAAACCTCGGCGGAACCAAATTGAAAGATGCTTCGCAAGTCTACTTTGAAATTATGTGGTTCACTTTTTTCGAATTGAAAAAGAAACTTTTAACAGTACAACCACTGAACTATTTGGACGCAATTCAATACGGAATGTACCTGATCGATCATGTTTATTGGTACACCTTCCACTACTCTTCGAAAATTGAAATCTGTCGATTTGTCACCGAACGATCCAAGATGCTTTATGTGGAATTCTTGCAAATGTCACGAGAGCATGAGACAATGAAGCAAACAGGTTCATTCCCTTCTGTTCGAGATGCCTTCAATTTTTCAATGCGCAAAAGCATCGGAACATTGGTCCTTGGAAATCATGAATTTTCATTAAGTATTAAGAAAATAGAAACCATTCGTGAAAACGGCCGAAGCATTTTCAATCTGCTCAATGTTTGTTACATGAAACAAGAATTCGATTCTGCAACCAACGAACGTATATATTGGAACGATGATTTGGTAAGGTTCGTATTCAATACTTGTGTGATATCTTGGCCTTCTATACTTCAAAAGCAAAAAATAGAAAACGATCTAATCATGTATATATCTTGCGGTCTTCTTTGTTTTGATGTTGTTGTGGCATTTTTAGACTGGAGTATAAAAAATCTTGTGTTTTCTGTCAATCACTTGGACGAGTCGATGTTAGAGGGAACCGAAAAAATCAATAATATGAACATGGCCAATGTTGATTTTCACGCTAGTATCGAAGACGTCAAACTGTGGATTTCCTTTATTCAAAGTTCATTCACCAAAACATCGATTTAGAATCAAGAAACGAAAAAATATCTGTACTATTACATCAAAAGGCCAAATCACCAAATATTCACAGATGTCTGTCACTTCGTTTCTTCTCAAATATCAAGTCGCTGTCGTTATATCAGCAGTTGTTTTCATTCTTCTCAGTATTGCGGCTTGGAATGCATACATCAATGGATCAATAGCGTCTGGAGCCATGACAACCGCTTCTGGTGCTGTCGTTCAGTACCGTTTCCCACCTTGGATTTCGGCTTGTCCTGATTATTGGTCGGAAAATAGCGATGGTACGTGCACACAGACTCATTATGCACCACTAAATACGACAAACGGGTACAAAAAGTGCGACTCGAGTTCAATCAAGGCAAATATTAGCATAAATTCAGAAAAAGGTCCTGCAAATATTAGTTTTCAAGATTTATCATGGGTTGACAAATGCAGTTGGGCGAAGTTGTGTAATGTTCAATGGGAAGGTGTTAGTGACAAGGCATGTGTATCAAGTTCCTTTGTTAACTATACATCTTAAATAAAAATATCTTTTTCCTAATACTAAAAAGTACTTGGAAAAAAATATGAATACATGGCAAAATGGCATTTTGCTTTATCTTTTGATCGTTGTCATTGTCATTGTCATAACTCTACTTCGTTTTCGTCGTCATAAGAAGCAAGAACCATTTACGGATCCATTGGATAACGGAAACCGCCTTTCTCCATGGGTGGCATATGCTCCACCGAAAAATGACATTGAATGGAATACAATCGACATACATGATGATCCATTTCGCGGAGTTGAAAAGGATTCTACGAAAAGCAAAAGTGATTATCTGGCTACTTTTCGAATCTTTGTCATTAATTTGAAAGATACTCCAATGGGGAAAAAACGTTGGGGACTCATGAAGAAAACCATTTTTGCAGAGAAAATGGAACGTTTCGATGGGATTTACGGACGCACCTATGATTACACTGACGAGATTAAAGGTAACATCATCACTCAAAAGTGGGATTATGGAAAATGGAAAAATTCAAAGTCGTTCTTGATAAATATGACCGCTGGTGAAATCGGTGTTTCCCTGAGTCACTATTACTTGTGGAAGAAAATCAAGGAGGAGAATATTCCACAAAGCATCATTCTAGAGGACGATAGTATCGAAATTGTTCCTGATTTTGAGGAGAAATTCAAACACCTTATGAAAAAAATGCCAAGTGATTGGGATGTTGTTCTTTTGTCATTTTGGTTACATAAAGGAAACAATGGCAAAAAGATAAACAAACACGTGACAAGAGTGCGCGACTTTGTGTTTATGAATGCATATGTCATCAATCCACGTGGGGCGAAGAAATTGCTTGATAAGCTACCGATAAATATGCCCATTGACAGTTGGGTGTCTCAACAAAGTAGTGATGTTGTCATCTACAGACATCATTTTCAGACGCCATCGGAATATACCAGAGGGAACCTCATTTTTCAGGCATCGAAACAATCTGTGGGTTCGTCAATTGAACACACAAATAATTGGTGAAATGTTTTATGATCTCTTTCTCTTCAGTAGACGCAATACGGAAGACTTGGTCAGTGGTTTCCCTCTTTTCTTCACGTTTTCCACATTTAAGATATGTGCAACGTCATCGTACGTGAAATTCCCATATTCAATGGAATCAATGGGAACTTCTTCTGTACATTTCGTGGATGAATTCCATTTCAATTCAATCAAACTTCGGCCACAATTTTCGTTACAAGGCTGCAGATGCTTCAAGATGTTGATGATATCTTTTGTGTTCTCGCATCCATAGTAGAGCATGTGGACAATTTGAGTCACTAACTGCTCTTCATAATGAATTTGAGATTTTATCTGATACTTTCCATCACTTGCATGACGTTTCACCAGTTGATAGCCAAATTTCGTTCGACTAGAAAAGATTCCGCGTTTCTTGCGATAATCAATGGAACTTTGAACTCGCAGAGATATGAGATCCGATTCTAGCTTGGCAAGGTATAAATTATCGATAAACTGCCTACGTCCAAACAAAGATGAAGTGTCCAAATCTTCTCTTGCGGAAATGAGCTTGATGTTCTTTTCGTCACAGCGTTTGAAAAGTTCCATGGCTCCGTAAAAGTCACGAGTGAATCTTGAGGCATCTGCAACGACAATCGTACATGCGACTTCTTTGTCAAACATTTGCTGCAAAACTTTTTGTTTGGCACAATGACGCCCTGATACAATTTCTGAATAGATAGCACCAACCGACTTTCCCATCTTCGAACAATACTCCTTGCAAATACCTTCTTGTGTAGTCAATGACATATTGTTTAGCCGTTCATTGTTTTGCCGCTTCGTACTGCATCGTAGATAGAGTACTACCTTTTCTGAAATCAAATTCGTTTTGTTGAGCAAATCTATTACTTCGTCGTCTTTCATTTCATATGCATGCTTTGCATACTCTTTATATAAAGTAGTACAAGTAGTACATGATCTTGTCACCGAAGAAAAAAATGAAGAAGAGGCCAAGGACAACGATTACCAATGAAGAAATTATTCTCTTCCGTTCTTCACTTCCATGAAGGGATGTAGAAAATGATTCTTTGATTCCGCAAATGAGAGGCTGCTTCTCGGGGGCACATTTGGTCTGTTTGACAAAATTCTTGTGACTTCCAGTCTGATACCCCACATCTTCAGTCCGAAGCACACATCGATTGTTGACAACAGAACCTTTGCCAACACTAGAATACATAAGTTCTGATGGACTCACTTGAATAATGTCTTGAATGACACCAGGTATGAGCCCATAATTCTGATTGGTTGAACAGCGACTACTGACTGGCTGGGACGGGTCTATGCATGGGTTCACGCCTCCCGGTAGGTTATCAATGTACATATACCTCCGTTGTTTCTTACATTCAGATACCGACTGCTCTTCGTCGCAAAATCCATTCTCGACGAAAAATTTATTGCCCAAAATGAGACTTTTCCCTTTACAATCGTACCCATTCAGTAAAGATGACTTGCCGTAATCCAACGCGTCCCTCACATTAAAGACAACGGAAAATATATTGCTCATTTTTGTGACGTCACCAGGTGCGACAACATGTGATGCATAATCAAAGGATGCCATCTATATTATTTATTGCACATTTTTAAGCCGACGCGTGATGAAATTTACCGCCTCGTCTTCGAGCTCTTGACGACATGACGCCATTGGAAATATCCGCTTTTATTTCTCGTTGATGTCCACATTTTGTTGTCCCGACCTTTTCTTGTCTCATTGGGATATTTTCTGGCCTTCAAATTTGGAGATAGGCGACGCTCGCTAACGTACTTTTTGGTGTACATGCGTTCATCTTTTCGAATGCGTTGTACTTTCAGAGTTCCTGACATTTTATGTTATCTTACAAGAAAAAAATTTTTAAATGCGAAATGTTCTCGTCTGACGTGCCTTTTCATTTCGTTTCATTCCTCTTGTCGCCTTTGTTGACGCAGATAAGTACTCGAGCAGAGAAGATGCATCATAACCATATGACATCTGCAGTTTAGGCTCCTCTTCCAAAATAGTAGTTACAGAAATAATAATTCTGTCTTTATCGCTTGTCATAATATCGATATACATTTTTCCTTTGTGCAAAAGTGGTGTCTTCATCGCATCTCGAAATTGTTCAATTGTATCTGTGCGCTGACCATTGACACGCTTTAGAAACAGTTTTGCTTTCATGTACAAAGAAGCATGACTTCCTCCGAGAACGGCTGTAACGATTAATCTTGATTTTTGACAATGTCTATCTTTATTGAATTTCTCTAATTTAAAGTCACCAGAAATATGATCCATGCAAAAATCCATGACAACGAGACCTGCAATGCACTCGTAGTCGATTTTTTCATACACAGGGAACCGTTTTGTCACCGGCAAAATCGTCGGTTGCAATGGAATTGTTTTCTCAAGATACACATTTCCTGACCAAATGCCTAATTTGATTGGCTTGTCCCATGGAAGACTTGACAGAATATTTTCCAGTGTCATCTTCTCGTTCATCCATCTCTTCTTGAATTCACCATACTCGTCGATTTGAATTCCATTGATTGAACATAATACATCGCCAACTTTGATAGATAGTTTTCGCAACGGACTTTGCTTGAAAATTTGTTTGAAAACTACTCCTCCTCCACATCCGTTTTCTGTAAATGTATTGTAAGCCTTCGAAGTCGTTTGGAATTCACAGCCTAAATTGGTCGTTCCATGGATAATTTTTGACACAGACGTTCCTTTTATGTGTTCAAACAAGAGATAGCGCCAAATAGGGACTGCAAAGCCTACATTTTGAGCGAGGAAAACACCCGCAGAGTTGATACCAATTACTTTTCCATCGCGCAAAAGAGGTCCGCCACTATTTCCTGGATTAATGGGTGTATCAATCTGAAGCAAATTGTATTGTTGTCCAGATATAATTCCTTTTGTGGATTTCAAATGAGGTTCCCCTAATGGGAAACCAAGTGCATAAGTCATATCTTGAGATTTAATATCTGACGAATCTCCCCGAAAAAGTTCTAAATGACTTTTGTTCACATACCCTTTCACTTTTAATACAGCGAGATCATACGTTGGACACAGAAGAACAACCTCTGCTTCAAACTTTTCTTTTCCTTCTGAAGGAATTTCAATCTGGATGAAATTCGCGTTTTCAACACAATGAGAACATGTCAACAAAGTTCCAGAATCGTCAATAAAAAATGCAGTGCCTGAAGAAGAAACAGTACCAGCAATTTTGAAAGGGTATGTCCAATCAAAATTGGATCCGTTCGATATGACTCGTACTACGGAAGTGTAAAAAGAAGTTAAATCAGTCATCAATAATCATATATTTAGATTTTAAAAAAGTAAAGAGAATTTCGAATAAATCGCTTTACAGGATGGGGGATTTATAATGTTTCAAAATTGTATTTATGAACTTATCTTTGGAGAAATAGGTATTGAAGATCTTGTAGTTCAGGAGTGACATTCTCTGTATTGACGCTGCATCTAGGGAAGTCAAATAATCTAGCAAATTGGGAAGGTCAGATTCTTTCCAAATGATGAAGACATCTTTCCAATTCAAATTTGGAATACTTGGCAAAACTAATCCATCCGCTAAAAGAACGGGTATGCACCCATAGCTCATGCTTTCCCAAAGACGAATGCTGTTTGGACCAGTACCAGAAGGACAAAGGGAAAATACAGAGTCTTCCAGAATGCGCTTATACTCCCTTTCCTTCGATGAATCCGTTGTCGTTCCATTTCGATAGACTACTTCTTGATAATGCCACTGGTCTCGACGAATGACGCACATATCTTCTCGATTCGAATATAAATCGAAAAGGCGTTCACGAATGTCGCTCATGTAATGTTTTGCGTCATATTGCCCGACGAAACTCGCTTTGTATTTTCGCATGGATATCGGAATCAAGTCTCGATACGTTGGTACATTACTGCATTGGGCTGGAAATAGGGGCATAGGAACTAAATTCAAGTCTTTAATATTTTCAAGATCCTTGTACATTAAATGAGGTGTAAACACAGTCGTAATACCAATTTTTCGAATCACTGGCAAAAATTCACGCCATCCTATGTGTTGTATGACAGTAAAAGTTTCTTTTGTCTTGTCAATTTGCAGTTGATTGGCAATGTCGAGAAGAGAATTGTCTTTGAAAAATAAATGTCGATCAAAGAGTGTTGCCCATGGAAATGCGACATAATTGGCTTTGAGATAGCGAGAATTAGTTTTAAGAAGTAAAAAGCTGGTTAATTCTGTCGTTACTGGTTTTTGCCATTTGTCGTCATATACGTAAATTTTATGACTTTCGTTTGACTTGTTTTGCGTAGTGGTTAATGCTTGCATAATGAAAACACTAAAAGGCTTACTTTTACGCATCGCCAAAAAATATATCAATCATGAAAAATTAAAACTAGGAAGTGCATGTGATAGGATATTATCCTACTATCATATTTGTTCTGCGCATTTGTCGAATCTTTGAAGTGAAAAGATCAAAATCATTTTCGTATTTTGGAATCGTATGGAAAAGAAGACGATCTACACATTTCTCAATTGCGATTTCAAAAGTGCGATTGACATCCTGGGATGTACAAAGAAATTCTTTTTGCTGCAAGAGATAGACACTAAATGTATGTAATTCGAGATCCTCCTTACCCTTCAATCGAGGAAGCACGCTATTGCAGAGAGTATCCATGCTAATGCAATTGAACGGATATGAAACGTACGTTCGCTGGATCACTAAAAAGAGTTTATTTTTCTGCCTTTCAATGAATTGAATTACCTTTTCCCTGTTTCGGTCAGCCATTTCGTTAAATTATGAATGGTCCTACTACGGATTGACAATAATAACTTTATTTTGTTTGCTACAACTTTCTACAAAGGATATGTCAGCTTTCACTTCTGGTAAGAAATAAGAATCTCTTGTCACGAAACTTAAAAGAGCACCCCGTTCAGCAAATAGGTACAGAAGAACTTGCTTTAAGTACCGCTCATCAAAACCATACATAGTCCAATGTGCCCCCCAGCCGTACACATGGCTATCTACAGGAAGATCGCATGGATAGAAGTTCTCTATTCGACAATCTTCATACATTCTGCTTCTTTGCATCATCGATTTTACAAAATCCTTCATCGATTGACTTAGATCAGCGATACGCGCCTTTCTGGGGCTACAAAGAACGAAACTTCCAAGTACAGCGGGATAATTTACTGCGTTCGAAAACTTGTTTACGTGAAATTTCAAATCCACTCCACCTCTTCCGACAAACCGGCCAAATTGAATGCCACGAAGACACGCTTTTTCAAATTCATTGATCATTAAAATGCGAAATTCACTCAATCGATCATCAATATCCAAAACAACACAAGTATCGATCGATGTGTCTGAAAACGCCAGAAATCTCCACAACATTCCGGGCTGGGATCCGATAGATGGCTCTTGCATCACATGGATTTTAGCTTCAAACGAATGACCAATCTCGTTTATGATTTGGTCGAGGTAGCCTTCTTGAAATAAATCGAGAGACATGTAAACTCTTAAAGCCCACTCTCCATTTAAGCAGCGTATGTCAGATATCAATTGACAAAACCCCTGCCAATATTTTTTTTTCCATCGCTCTGCGTTTCCAATACAAGATTCTCGATCAGGGTCCTTGTTGTCCACATCGGCTAGAAAGAAACTCACGCTAAATACGCGACGAATTCTCTTTCGTATATTAGTGTTGATTTCAACAGATTTGTGAACAGTGAACCATTTTTCGACATTATACTTTTCCCATAAATCCTTTGGGTACTCGGTAGCTACGGTGCGCATTGGTGGATACATACTTTTAAAATGCATATTCATTTAATTGTCATTAAACTATGTATTGAAGAAAAATTATGAAATCATCAAAAACTATCTATGTAACGACGCATGTACTCATCAGACATAAACTCTGCTGATTTTAAAAGAAGGCGTTTGTGCAAAGAACCAAGCAGTCGAAACGATTTCACAGATTCCTTTGTCCTGTCATTGACTGGCCATTTACCGTTTTCTTCAAAGTACTTGAGCAGAGACTGCAGATCTTCCTTACTAGGATGGATTTCGACTTTGTGATAATGCAAATGATATTCAGATGCGAATTTCATATCGCATTTTGGACAATCAAATGTCAAACCTTCGTGCACTTTTTCAATATGGCGTTGACAAAGAAGTTTCTGTGAAAAACGCTTGTCACAGTTCTCAATCGGACATTTGAATGGAAGCGTATGTACCGCTTCGTGCTGACGGACTTTAAAGGCCATTTTGAAACGTTTGCCACAGTTTGGATGCGAACATGCATAAGGCTTTGAAACACTGTGCTTGTTTTTCATGTGATTCTGTAAATGTCCTTTTTGGTTGAATTGTGTATCTTTACAATAAAGGCATGGATAAGCAAGTACTCCTTCGTGAATGCTCAAATGTTGTGATTTTGAACCAAGTTGCAATTTCACTTTGCAATTCGGATAAGGACAAATCCATTTCTTGGTCAAGCAATTGTGTTTGTCAAAAAGTTTACGGCTTGCGTATTCTCCTTCACAAGTTTCACAAACAAATAAATCTTGCAAATTCGTTTCCCGTAAGAAGACATCGTTGCTTTCGTCGTTGCTCTTTGGTGGAACAACAATGACTTCCTCTTCTTCTACAACTTCTTCAACACACACAATCTGGGCATCTTGGTGGATACTTTGGGCTATCTTTGAAAACTCTTTTTCATTGATTGCATCCAGATGCTTCGCTGCTACTCTTCGATGGAGTTGAACGTCTGTCAATTGAGTCTCAGGACGCTGCCGTTTTCTTTTTCCTTCTTCTGCATGAAATAGTTTCGAAAGACTTTTGCCTATTTTTCCACCACCTTTTTGCATATTCTTGATAAGCAACTTGCAATTATGAGATCCTTTTCCGAAAAAATGTTTCTTTCTAGAACAAAACGATCATTTTTTCTCACTTTGACCATGTTTCAGGTGGATCAGTGATAACCAAGTTTCCAGTTGGACGAGCGAGTCATTGTGCAGGCGATAGGCTTCCTTTTTGGCGAATTCATGTACAAATAAATCCTTTTCAATGTAAGCTAGGATGCGACTGTGGAATAAAGTACTCGCTTCGGCAAATATATCATGCAGACTATTATTTGATTTAGAATGTTCCATGGTGAAAATCAAACACCTGTCTAAATCATAAGCACTTAACAAATCAGCTTCTCTTACAATATGGTACGCGCTTTGAAACACACCCAAATTTGGATATCCATCTTTTTTGATCGTCGAATACGACATTGTCGATATGATGGCCTTGCAAACATTGATTTCATTTTTGGTCATAAGAGATTCGCTCAAAATTTCATTTGTGAAAAATTCGTCAATCATAACGAGTCCCTCTTTTTCGTTCATGTACTTCTTGTCACACATGTCGTGAATTAAACATGAAACGTCAATTATGTTCTTCTGGTCTCTGAGATAGGGCTTCAAAGGGAGTTCATTTTCGTATATTTTGTGCGCGTATTGCAAAACTTTCATGCTATGTGAAATACCATGAGATTCATCTATATGCATTCTTTTACATGTTGTTATAATAAAAGTGAAACATTTCTGCAAAATACTGATACGCATCACACTTTTCTTCTAGTAATTATATTTTCCGAAAAAACAAAACGTAGTTCTTAATTTCTAATTTTACGCACGCGTTTCTCACGTATACCATTTTTGAATAATGTCGGGAGTTGCATCAGCCATATGCACAATCATAAAGGTCGCTATGCAAAGATTGTGTAAAGGAGGGATTTCCAGATAATTGGCTGCATTGCACATGGCCACGTTTAATTCAATGTCTTCTGAGATCGTTTTTGCGAAAAGACGATAAAATGGATCGTCGAACAATTTGTCAAGACTCTTATGCAAAAGGGGCGTTTCGATTTCAAGAGTAGGTTGGGAATTATAATACTCGAGAAACTGCTTGACATATCCTAATTCTCTATATTCTACATTTGGTAATGGTATTTTGGGATTGTCAGTGTCGTCGTCGTATAACATATTGCTAATCATCTTTGAATGGAAAGCATGATCCTTACTCATAGATACGTTTTCACCTCCTCTCGAAATTAAAATACATGACATTTTGTTTTTCACAGTTTCTCTCGTGTTTATCGGCTTCTACGATGCGCGTAGATTTCATTTTTTCTACTCAGAAAAAAAACATTAAATTCCACTCTTTGTGAAAAAAAATATGTCACAACCTTTTAAAAGAAGGGTTAATTAAATATGTTTGACACTTTGCCTTATTTGTTAGTTGGTGCCATTATTTTTCTCATATGGTACTTCTTTGCATACAACTATCGCTTCGACATGGTTTATGCGACTGCTTCATTGGATGGAAATAGATATCTCGTCCGTAATTTGCCCGATAAAGAGAAAGCGGCGAACATGATCGCCTATGTCCGTAGCATGCTCACCTTTATCGTCAACCGATTGAAACTAGCGTATCCAAACGACAATCGTGTCAAATTGCTTTCGCAGCGGTATAAAGCGGACAAAATTGAAGAATCTTCGGAGGATTCGAAACATACAAGTTATTCGGTAAATAAAGGCGAAGTGCTGGTCTTTTGTCTTCGTTTTCGCAACGACAAAAGAGAACTCGTTTCTAAAAATACAATCACCTTCGTTGCCCTCCATGAATTGGCACATGTCATTACTATATCACATGGACATACACAAGAATTTTGGAACTCGTTTCGCTTTTTACTTGCACACGCAATCAAATGGGGAATTTATAAGAATGTCGACTACAGGAAAAACAAAGAGCCGTATTGTGGTACTGTAATAACTGACACTCCTTATGTCAATGGGGATATCAACAAGTTTGTCTCCTTCGATGACAAAAAAATTGACTTTTCTTCTGTACCTTTACCAATCGCTTATGAAGTTCACCCAGATGAGTCAGTGGACACCTTTTAATATTTATCTCTTGTGTTATAATAACAACTTGCAGCCGATACAGACGATGAGTTTAGGATTCTTTACAAGGTTGCAAATGCAAAAGTTAAAAATGATCAGGGAAGAACAAGAACTTTCCTTGAGACAAGCAATGCCGATACATACTCCTATGTTTCAGATTCTCTTTCCTAGGAGAAGGCGAAATATTGCCATTAATTTACGACTTCACCTTCAAAACTTAAATTATGTGGTTGCACCTCTTGAATCAACAACGGAACCATCGGAACCATTTCCATCAATGTCTGAAAATGAATTCATTCGAATTTACCTATGTGATGACGAGACGATTGAATATCCATGTTTAGCAGAGGACATTAAGTATATTATCTTTGATATTTCTGGAAAATCGACGTTAGTGCCATCCTTTTGTGAACAAGCAGCAGCCATCTGGTCGTCGCAAGTCAAAACGAACATGCAAAATGTGATTCGGTATCAACCATTGCCATATTACCGGAAATCGGTTGAAATTGCTCATGACGAGTGGGATATTTTGTTGATATCTGATACTACTTCCCTCATCGATCATGAAACCTTTGTGAAAGATTTACAAAAAGTCTACAACATTCTCATAAACCCGACGAGTGATTGGAAAGAATATCACTTCAAGGTTGTTCTCTTGCTTGGTTCGCAGCCAATAGACTTTATCGACGATATTGTAGATTGTACTTCAAGAATCGTCGTTGACCATGAAGTAGATTGGTACACACATAACTTTTATGGAAATATTCTTCTGACCTTGCCTAAGCCAATGAATATGTGGATGTCCTTTATGAAGAATGCCTTGTCCGAAGATACGTGTTTCAAGCAATGTTTAGAAGGTCGAAGCCGATATTTTTTACAACGTAACTTAATTCCGTTCACCAATAAATATGATGCTTTAGAATATGATGTTACAGAGAGTCTAATATATTGTGTGCATCTGCCAGAAACCTCAGTACGTCTTCAAATGTTTTTCAATCAAGATTATCGTCCGCTGAATCTTCAGATATTTCCAGCAATATTGATGACGCCAGGCTGGATCGGTTGTGGCATGAGCTACTATACTTTGATTAAAAATGCTAGACGCTGTCAACTGAAACGAATCACAATATGTGAAGACGATTGTGCTTTCAAATTCGACTGCTGTGACAAGATATCCCTTATACACAAATTTTTAGATAAAATCGAAGGGCAGTGGGATATCTTTGTGGGGTGCGTAGCAGCTCTTCCTGAGAGCACAACGTTTACAAAAAAATACACCTACAAGGGAAAGTGCTTCCTGGAGGTAAACAAATTTCACAGCACCGTTTTTAATATTTATAACAAATCGTGTTTTGACATTGTCTGTGAATGGAATCCAGAAAATAGGCGACAGAATTTCAACATGATCGATACGTACCTGAAACATCGAAATCTACGCATTATAATTCCATATCCTTTTGAATTTGAGTGTTTGGACGTGGAAAGCGCAATTCATGGAAAAAACTTGTTTGACGAATATGCAAGATTATTTGAGAGATCTCATTGCCTTATATCATCGAAAATGACGGCGATTCGCAACACAGTGGATCTATGAATACACAATACTCGTTGCATTGACATTTCCTATCTTTCAAGGTAAGGTTTCGTATGTGGTAAAAGAAGCAAGGTGACCGGAGTGTAGAATTTACTCTTTGACTGAAGTGAATCATTTGAGTGTAATCATTCAATTTGTTTTTAAGGATGAGTTTGGGTTTGCAGACATTAATTGATCTAAATTTCACTTTTGAGTAATGAAAATTTTTGTCGTTCATTTCGTTGCAACCCGTCCAATACCCATTGAACGTGACAGCAGACATATCTTTAGGAAGTTTTGATAATACCATTGAAATATTTTGATTAACGTTAAGGTACTCGTCAACATCAAACAAGAGGGACCATTCGGCATCGTATTTTTTCAAGGCGATAGAATATGCACTGTTTTGTCCAACAATGAAATGATCTGGTGTTATGTCAGATCTTGAGTGGTAATATTTGTATTGCACATTGAATGGAATATAAATGACATCATTTCTATTTTGTGCAAATTGCAAGAATTCGGACCGCATTTTGTCAGATGTTGTATTGTTGTCAAATATCAGAAAACGATCCACAGAGTGATACCTTTTGTAGAAATCTATGTATTGAGGTAGCAGTTGAAGTAGATTTTTTATGACAATGACCGATTGCAAAAATACTTTTCGGACGAAAAAACGGGCAAGTTTTACCGTTTCATGAATTCCTAGCGACTGTATATGAATCGTGACATTTTGTTCTAAATTACAATCAAATTCTAGAAAATAAGCGATATTGAAATTTAAACTCTTTTTTACTGTGAAAGAGATGGGGACATTCTTCTCGTCAAATAAGACAATATCGGTATCTGGAAGGCAGTATGTAATTTCTGGTTTCAAATGAATATAAGATTTATCGGTTATGAATGCATCTAAGACGCAAGATGCCATATTTAAAATGGTATTTCTTCAACTTACGTATCTTTTCAAAAGAATAATTGCGAGAGGCGACGATTTTAAAATAAAAAAGTGATGATTAATCATATAAAGACAGTTTAGCAGTCAATAGATTAAAAGAGAGAATAAAAATGAAAATTAAAGAGAAGAGGACGCCGACTACAAAAACAAAAGTCATAAATCTATCTGATGAGCAAAAGATTGTCTGTCAAGGAATAAATGAAGAAGGTTGTAACATCGTAATGAAATCCGTCGCTGGTTCTGGGAAATCGACGACTACATTTGGCATTGCGCAAAGTCAACCAAAAAAGAGAATCTTGTTATTGACATACAATAAGAAGCTGAGAGCAGAAACAATTAGCAAAGTTTTCAACTATCAAATTCTAAATCTTGAAGTTCATACATACCATTCCTTCTTCAGAACCTACATAGATGGAGAATGTGAAACGGACAAAGAAATTTATTTGTTTTTCAAGAATCCATTGTCGCGATTTCCAGAACTGTATGATCTTTTCGACATTGTCATTTTTGACGAGGATCAGGACATGACTCCACAGCTTTTTCAAGTGGTAGCTTTGATATTGGTTTGTCATCCGACGCTTCCACAAATAGGTAGTTTTGGAGATTTGCGCCAGAGTATTTACAAGTATGCTGGTTCTGACAATCGATTTTTGTCAATGGCTCCTCAGATTTTATCTGCCTCGTTTCTCGGTTTCAATGAAGTGGATCGACCATGGAAAGAGTGTGTTTTGCAGAAATCTTATCGCTGTTCAAAACCTATTTGTTCTTTCATTAATATGTGTTTGAAAAACGAAGTGATGATCGCAGGAAAAGACGACTACCATGACAAAGTGAAATATTTTCGCGCGGATTTGTATCACGACGTTGAAGTGACGAATGTTTGTATGCTGATTAAAGAATCCATTGACAGAGTCGGTGTGAATGAAACTATGGTTCTTTGTTTCTCTGTATTGAAAAGTGAAAGTGTGAAACGAGTTGCAAATACATTTAAGCGAATGTACAAACACATCCAACTATACATTCCAACGGGTGATAGCGATACGAATGAGGAAGAGAATATATTGGAAAACAAATTGGTATTTTCAACGTTTCATTCTACAAAGGGATTAGAGCGAAAAAGTATATTTGTTTTGGATTTCAATCGCCGCTCTAATGAAAGAACAGAGACGATGTCAGAAGAATTCTACACGGGCTTGTCAAGACCAATGCAGTTCCTTTGTTTGATTGATAATTATGGACGAGGAGGAGAAACACATGACTTCATAGACAAACGATATGTATTGGATCACTGTGTGACGACATGCACAGAACAATGGATCCAGTCACAATCAAAGAAATCGTTGAAGAAAGAGGTCGATGAGGATAAAAAGGCGAAGGTATCAAAGACGAGTGTGACAAGTGCTATTCGTTGTTTCAATGCCGAGCAAATTGACAACCTGTTTCAGCATCTACCCATTCGACAAATTGAGAAGGGATTAAGTCGTCCCATATATATTCCTCCAACCATTGAGTACAAAGTTCAAGACATGACTTATTTTGAGAACGTTTCGGAAATTACAGGTACGGCAATTCCAATGATGTATTCAGATCTACGGAGTATTCAACGAGAAAACAGGAAACGGAAGTTGTCAGAAGAGGTGGACGAATCAGATTATGATGGTAGTGATTCCGAATATTTACCAGATTCGGATTGCAGTTCTATTGTCACAGAAGAAAGTTGTTACAAGGAGGGTTATAGTGGAAGTAGATGTGAAAGATTGAAGACTTTCAGCTACCACAATCTGGTCACAAGTTCATTTATTGAGGCGTCTTTGGCCTCAGCGACCGATTTTTGCGCCAAACAATCTGGATTTACGCACAAACAAAAGCAGATTGAATCATTCAATTGGTTGTCAGTTTCCTCATTTTGCGAATGCTATGACGTTCTCGACCGTTTACTGGGTGATTATGACGATTTAGAGTATGAAAAATGTTTGCAAATGCCATTACTTGATGGGTCTTTGGATGCTGTGTCACCTTCAAAGAATACAATATTTGAGTTCAAATGTGTGCAGAAACTGAAAGATGAGCATATCATACAATTGGCATTTTACTCAGCTCTTTGGCTTCATAATTTTGGTGTCGTACCTACTGCTTTTTTGTGCAATATACTGACAGGAGAAGTTCTAGAACTTTGTTGCGATGAAAGAGGATTGAAGAAATTTATGTCCGATTACGAAAAGTTTCGTATGGCTTCAAAGCTTGTTAAGACGGATGCGGAGTTTTTGGAAGAATGTCGACAAACAGTAGACCGTGTACGTCGCCTAGTGAAGGAAGAGAGCCACGAGAATGTAGAGTCCGATAATCTCAGAAACACCTGCCACGGGACGAATCTGCAAGAACAGACCTGATGCTCCCTCGGCACCGGCAACAATGGTATTCCATAGGTAGCGACCAATGATGGCAACGAGCAGAAGAATAATAATGAATACGATCAAAGAGGTAAAAGCCATAAGAAGACTGTCCGTGCTTTCCTTGCTCGATGAGTCAAAGGCTTCGGTTTTCGATCCGGTAAGTGAGTGGACTGCGTTGCGAAGAATAGATGGAATCATGGAGTCGAGAGATTTAGAGACAGGTGCTTTTTATATTGATTCCTAGAAAAAAAAATCGTGAAACTTGTGGAAATGGACGAAATATCATCTACCTTCAAACACGTTTGTAACCAACTTAAAGAGGCGTCTATAATGTATGGACTACAACATGGCAACAGAGACAACGTATTTGTCTTGGTTTGAAAAACATAAACCACGATCATTGCGAGATATTATAGGCCATGAAGAGAGTATTCATACTTTAGAGCAATGGATCAAGAGATTTGAAGAGACGAAGATAACGCCCATTTCGAAGACAAAAGGTAAGAAAAACTTGGAAGAGACCGTCAGTGTTTTTTCGGCACCCATTGTATATATTTATGGACCATGTGGCATTGGCAAGACTTCCATGGCATCCCTTGTGCTACAGTTGGGTGGATTTCACATTTTTGAGATGAATGCAGGGGATGTTCGAAGCAAGAAGAGAGTGCAAGAATTGATGGAAAAGCTGCTTTCTAACCATTCCATCGACATGATAAGAAAAGATGGGAAGAAATGGATTATCGGAATCATTATGGATGATATTGATGGAATGAGTTGCGGAGACAAAGGTGGGTTGCATGAACTATTTGCAACAATCCATTTTCATTTGAAAAAGACGAATACACACGTTCCAGTTATTTGTGTAAGTAATAAAGCATATGACAAACGACTACCGAATAACCTGATCCTTGAAGTTGAGTTGAGTCTTCCAAAGAAAGAAAATATAGTAGCTCACTTGGCGTCGATTGCTGAAAAAGAGAAACTTTGCATTCAAGAAAGCGTATTGTCTGACATTGTTGATTTCTGTGGATTTAATATTCGAAAATGTATTATTTTGTTAGAAGAAATGTTTTGGAGTGGGAGTCAAACGACCGATCGATTTCTAAAAAATGCAAAGGATTGGAATTTGTTTGAAATTACAAGTTCTTTATACTCAAAACCATTGGAATTTCCCCAAATGCATGATATCTATAATTTTGATCGTAATTTAGTTCCCATGATGATTCATGAAAATATACTGAAACAGTTGAATAGTAGGCAGTTGAATGTACGCCAAAAACGTCTTCACCACTATCGTCTTATGTTTCAATTGACTTTGGGAGACATCGTGAACCGTCATTTGCATTGCAAGGACAATGCCGAGCATTTATGGTTTCTTTCAGCGTTGGTGCATTGCTACTCGCTTAATCGCTCTTTCTGTTCCATGCTTAATAAAAAGGGAAACATCGATGACAATAAAATTGTTTTCACGAATTCACTGAGTAAATCTGCGACGCAATCAAATACACAAATGATTCTGTATTCTACAAGTCTTTGTTTGAGTCTTGACACGCATTATTTTTATATTTTGATCCCATTCATTTGCGAGGAAGTGTTGGAAAGGGCGAATCGGGAAGTTATCAAGAAACTTGACTTGAACGAATTTGAAAAGATATTCCAAATCTATCAGAAATGGACAAACAAGAAGATTACACCCAAAGAGAAACGAAATGTGAAGCTACTGTTTCCAGAGTGAAAAAGGAGGCAGTCTCGCTGTCGAAATATAAAGGATATCGTCATTGATCTTTGTCAACAACCAAAAACAAATGCTGAAAGAAGAAGATTTTATCAACAAACCTTTGAAAGAATCACTTTCCGAGGATACCTTAAAGGCATGGTATAATATCGCACAAGATACGAATACTAATGTCATTGAAGATGTCTTGAAAGAACGCATCATAAATATGGTAGAACGTTTCATTGTAAATATCGAGAGAAGACAACATGTGCAGGAAGAGTTGAGTGAACTTTGTGAAACAATATATTCCATGCATTTGAGTTCGCGCTTTTACTACAACCCGATTCTGAACGCGTTTTATGATTCAGTGGCTTCCATGACTGGAAAGTTATCAATGGTTGCCTCAGATGATATCTTGTTTTTTGTAAAGGGTAAAACGCCAGAACCTTTAAAAGCTCACTTTGATGTTCTCTGGAGGATGGTGAAGAGCAAGATGAAGACAAACTCATGGATCAAATACCAGCCGACGAACGAGTGGTTGCAGAAATCGATATCGTTCGTGTCCATGTTTGTCAATACAGTGGCAGAGGCAAAAATGATTCTCTATCTGGTTGGATGTTGCATCAATGGCAAAAAGGATCCGAGCTTGACAGCTTCCTTGGTATCGTTTACATGTATATGGACTGGGGGAGATGCAGCAAAGGACGTTGCGTCATTTCTTCAACGTCTCTTATCGCGTCTTTTGGGAATACATTCATTGCAAACACTTCTGAAGTTTTCATACAAGTCGTCATATCAATGGGAAAACCTATTGTTTATTCATATCCAGTCGGCTTCCTTGCGGCGTTCATTTGCAGTCCTTGAAAATCATGCAGAAACATTTTTGTGCTGCTGTGCTCGATTTGCAGAATCCAATCGCGATTTTCATGAATCGCCAGAAATTGTCGATAATCTCTTCCGGTTGCGCCAACATGCTCAAAACTTGGACAAAGGGATCTTTGAAGAGTTTATGTTGAAGCAGTCAATTTGCAGTGGAGGAAATGCAGAAAAGCATATGGTGCATTTCAAAGAGATACAAACAGAATTTCATGCGTTTTTGGAAAAGGAAAATCTTCCGTTGAATTTGATTGGAGGACAAGAGTCACTGAAAACAGTTGTGATTAGTACTCTACGACGATGTGAAGGAACAATGTACTTTTATGGAACTTTGCAAGTGCCTTCCATGTACGGTCAGTTCTTAACCTTTTGTCAAGAGTGTCTCGAGTATGTCGGCGACGAAGATATTTATGAAGAAGGCACCAAAGACGACTCTTGTCATCAAGCATTTCGGAAGAAAACAATGACAAAAATATACAAAATGTACAAGTCGTGGTATCAACATCGCTATCATGCGGAAGGTGAGTACTCTTTGACAGAGGAAAACGACTTGGCTTCCTCTTTACTATATCCAAAAGTGTTTGAACTGTTTGCAGAGAACAGGTATGGGAACCGGGTTGTGGATATAGCTGTTCGCCAGACGTATTTGTTTCCCGAAGATGTGAAGGTGAGTTATTTGGTCGAGACAGAGATTTCTGAATGTTTGAATTTATAGAAAGATGACGTTTAAAGAACCGAGCCCGAATATTAAAGCTATTATTAAACCAGATCCTAGATCATAAGATAATCCATGAAAAAAAGATGGATACAAGTATCCTGGAAATTGAAGAAGTGCAAAAGTGAGAAGAAGGAAGCCAATCGAGTGACTAAAGTAAATCCATTTATGCTTTTTGTCTGCTTTCCAATTAAATAATGGTGACTTTAGAATATATATGAAAAGGTAGAAGAGGAAAACTTTCAAGAAAAAGGGAATTTCGAAAAATACTAAGAATAATATAAAGTAGAGGACGACAACTACATCAGTTGCTATTTGCAATGCTTTGTTTTCAAAAAGGACATTGACAAGAACCATGGAAAAGACTATGAGGACTACTATACAATGTGGAATCAGGAACGGGCCTGGCAAATCCGGTAGAATGGGAGTAATGGAAGCTTCATTTACCCCTTGAATAAAATCTGTTACTTTAGCACCTTTGATTTTATAGGCTTGTGAAGAACTATTGAAACTTGGTGTGTATTCAACTATCAATTCAGAAATGGAGGGTGCATCGAGTGCATCGGATATATCAACGTCACCGCCAACTTGATCAGGAGGAAGGTGGCGTTTGAGCATGTCTCGCTGGAAACTTTTCCAAAACTTTTCAATCATCTTTTATAGTATACCCATTTAGAAAAATCGACCGACCAAATTGCGGCGTTTGAATTTAAAGACAATACTTCTACGCATAACTATTAAATTGAACGCAGCATAATAGAGAATATGTCCGCTATGACAAGCTTTGAAACATCGAATATGTCCATTCCGTCCTCTCATGTTACCACACTGGGTCTTGGTGTACAATACAAAATGCATTTGAAAACCGTCCAGGCGTCTATATTTCGTATTTTGATCGAAGCGTTAAAGGAGATTTTACCTGATGGAAACATTGAGTTCAACACAAAAGGAGTCAAAATTATGACCATGGATTCCTCTCATACTGTGTTGGTTCATTTGCGTCTCAATGGATCTCAATTCGAACATTACTACTGTCCGGAGAAAATCGTTGTCGGAATCAACATGCTTAACCTCTTCAAGCTCATCAAGACAATGAACAACAGTGATACCTTGTCCTTGTTCGTCGAAGCATCGGATCCTAGCCGAATGGGCATAAAAATTGAAAATGGTGAAAAGAATACCATTACCAACTTCAAACTGAATCTTTTGGATTTAGATGAAGAAGTCATTGATGTTCCTCCTGCAAATTTTAGTTCTGTCATCAATATACCATCGGCCGATTTTAAGAAGATATGCACAGATATGAACAATTTGTCCTCGCTCATCGAAATCAAGAGCGTTTCCAGTCAACTTATTTTTACGTGCAAGGGAGAGTTTGCACAACAAGAAACCATCATGGGTGAGTCGTCAGCCAATGGTATTTCCTATGAACAGAATCCAGGTGAATATGAAATTATTCAAGGTGTCTTTTCCTTGAAACATTTGGTACTATTTACAAAATGCACCAATCTTTGCAACTCCATTCAAATGTACCTAGAAAATGATTATCCATTGATCATTGCCTATCAAGTAGGAAGTCTTGGAGAAATCAAATTTTGTCTAGCTCCGAAGAAACAATAAGAATATTACTTTTCTTTCTTTTTATTTCGATTTACAATTAAATCCAAATTCATGATTTCCAGGTAATTGGGAGTCGTAGTTGTAACTATGTGTTCCTGTAAAGCCAAAAAGGACCTTTTCGCGATTGGCAAGAACTTTTCAAGCGATGCACTTGGATTCTTGATTTTTTCTTTCGTGTACTCTTCGATCAGATATTCGCGAAAAGCATCACTTTCAAGGAATTGGGTCATTGAAATAAAAAACTTAAGAACAAGACCTGCGTTATCTAGTTAGCTAGAAAAGAAGACAAAAAAGAATAACTTACGTGTAATAATGCCTGAAATTTTGGAGATGAACAAATATTTAAGCGAGAAGAACGCCCATGCACGTGATTCTCGAATTCAATTTCAAGACGATGGCCATGTGTATATTGTCGACGGTGACAGGACGTTTACATCTGTGACAACCATCGTTAGTACCTTGTACGAGCATTTTGACCAGGAGAAAATCATCAAGAAAATGCGTCTTTCGAACAAAAGTTTTGCTGTCGGACAGAAGTATCATGGAATGTCGGACGAAGATATCAGGAAACAGTGGGCAGACAACTGTAAGCTGGCTTGTGATTTAGGAACCATGATGCATTTCAACATCGAAAGTTTTTATAATAAGAATCCATTCACGAATCCTGACATGCCAGAAATTGGCCGTCTGTTTGTAAAGTACCAGAAAGAACACGCTGACGCACGTGGACTTGTTCCTTATCGCACCGAGATGTTTGTATTTGATACGGATTTGAAAATCGCCGGATCTATCGACATGCTTTACCAAGACCCCGATGATCCAGACATTCTCTACATTTATGACTGGAAGCGTGTGAAGGAATTAAAACGAGAGAATCGATTTCAGTCTATGTATCCTCCTTTCCAGCATTTGGCAGACTGCAATTACTGGCATTACTCGATACAATTGAACATTTACAGATACATTTTAGAAAAAGAGTACAAAAAGAAGATAGGAGGGATGTGTTTAGTCGTTTTGCATGAAGACAATGATGATTATATTGTAGCCGAAGTTCCTCGGATGGAAAACGAAATCGAGAATTTAATGCAACAACGTTTGAGAGATCTAGCTACTAAATAGAAGCGGTAACTCCAGGACCCAGAAAAGGTTCACGGAAATACACACGATCATAATTCTCGCGAAGTAACTTGTTGATGAAAACGTACATAGTTTCTACTTGTTCAAAGGTATTGGCACCAGTAATGATGACTTTCCCGGTTTGAAAGACCGATATTGTTCCAATTTTGCAATTTCCTGGCCCACTTCCTCTTCCTTTTCCAATGCACTTGGTCGAGCAATAGCAGACTCCATCCTTGAGGGCATTGTCACTGTTGCAAGAAAATTTGATTTTCACGCCAGGATATAACTCGGGATCGTATCGACTGTACTCGAGATTGCACTCTTGCAAGACAATGTGAAACAAAACATTCCGAAGAAGCCGAAAATAGACCTCAAAATCCGTATTGTACATGACCGGAATCGCTTCAACAATGGCGATATTGCTATCTACATATTTTCTTAACAGTTGAACGAGAACATCTGCACAGAGCTGTATATCCTCAACTTGACGCAATCCCGCGACTTTGATTTTTCCCTTTTTGAATGCGAAACAATTGACACGTTGCATTATGCGAGCACAGTTCATAAACTGCAAAACAATCGTCATTTGGTTTTGAAAGCATGAAGGAACGGTCTGTTCCTTGACACCATGAAACGTCTTCAATTTCAATTCAATTCTCGATTTTGCTGGAGCGTCGTCAACTACTTCTTCGTGCACTTTGGCAAACATTTTTATTTGCACAATTCCCACGTCCACTTCATTTACTGCCTCAAGTGCTTCAAAACACTTTTCAAGATCCAACACTTGGTTCAAAACCACCATCGATGTAATCGTTGAAATTCGAATAGAGGAAGGATTTCTGTAGGGAAGTATTTCTTTGAATTGAAGTACATCTCGGACCCCTTTGCTGCCAACGGATGCATCAATTCCATCGTCGTCCTCCATTTTATTCGCTTCCATTTAATACGATTCCATTCAGAAACAATAGCATCAAAGAGTCTCTACGTCTTTCATTTTTTTCTTTTTTCTGCCGCGATGTGTGTCACTCATCGCCTCCTTATGCTCATTATGTCCTTTCAGCCGTTTCCTTTTTAAGTACTTGTGAGTGAGCATAACAAAGGAATAAAGCTGGATTTGGAAATCCACCATGAAACTTGCATTGTGTTCGATATTGGCCATAGAGGCCGAATATTCAACGAGATGATTCGCTGTGTTCTCTTTTTCGTCTTTGATAAATATGTGTTCGAAGACGAATCGCATCCATTCGATAAAATCTTGTGACGTGGCGGACAAATGGACTTCCAAGTAGCGGATACTCTCTCGAATAGTATGATCTTGTAAAAACTCTAAAAATTCCTCGATTTCAACTCGCAAAGTATTCAAAAGGACGAGATTTACAGATGTTTCCGTAACTCTACCCGATGACAAACTGATAGCCTGTATAGTATTGATCGTTTTTCGAAGATCGCCTCCCACCAATGCATAAAGTCGACGGACACCGCCAATATCGTACGTTAACATAGTTGTTTCCTTTTCTGAAATTTGTTGAATTGTCAATAATGTATCTTCAAAACTTACTGGAGGAAAAAGGATACAAACAAGACGAGAAAGGAGGCGAGTTTGAAGAGAATATTGATTGTTTCCTGCAAAGAAGAAGAAAAGAAGGTGTGACAGCGACGAAATCATGTCACAAAGCACGATTTGAATATCATCAGACATGGAATCGACTTCGTCAATGAAAACTAATTTCTTGTTTTTGTCTTGGAATAAATTTTGAAAAGTCGCAAATTGGTGGATACGTTTCCTAAGATTGTCTCCGCTTTTCTCATCCGATGCATTGATTTGTAAAACCATCGAATTCCAGCGTAGGCCGTACAAACTCTTGGCACATAAAAGTGCAACGGAAGTCTTCCCAGTTCCTGACGGACCGTAAAATAATGTATTTGGTAGCTTTTTGTCAGATATGTATTTGCGAAAGATGTTGAGAACTGCAGCATTCCCTTTAATGTCGTCAAGAGACATTGGTCGATATTTTTCAATCCATGGAATATTTTGATTTTCCATATTTGACACCTTTAGATAAATCATTCCTTTAAATTAGAGATATAGTTCTACACAATGTTACTTTTTAAAGCAACTTTGCGAGGTTTCTTGTATTTTAAAGTCGTTTTCTCTACCATTGGCCTACTTTTGAAAAGTTGCGATTTCAAAAGCTCCATTTGATCCTTTGAACAATTCTTGGTTATTACATCCTCAATCCACTTTTGATTCAGTGGCATTTGTTTTTGAGCGACATTCAATATCAATTTGTTCTGCTTCAAATCGAAATGTGGAATTTCGTGGCTTTTCATAAAGTTCATGATGAGCAAATCGAGTTTCTTCTTCTTTTCTTTCCGTTCCTTGATCGCTTTCTGGAGAATTTCAATTTCTGAATGAATATCCAACCACTCCTTGACTTTTGGTTCAATCGACAGTGCCACAGCAGCCTCCATTTGTTCGTCCGAGAACTCCTCTGCCTCCTCATGATTGTCAAAAGGATGAGCAGTAGTCACATCTCCTATCTGTTGACGTAACCATTGTTCTTGCTGCTTTTCAAGTTGTTGAATCTCGGACTGGAACATGTTGTTTATAACTTTTATTTAATATATAATTCTTATATTTTAGTTGCATGCCATGTACGTGTTCATATCGTTTCGTAGCTGATACAGCTGCATGTACAAATCAATGGATACCACAAGAAGAATCCAACTAAGAATGGTAAAACCAAAGACTATGAAACGTGTTAGAGGGTCTGGAATGTTGCTTTGGACGCTCATGCCCACGAAGATACATATAATGGCCGTGAGGACCAGAACAAGTATAATTTGAGAAATTTTCATCTTTGTCTATTCTAATACTCGCAGAAAAAAATAAAGTCACGGATTTACAAGCCATGGCAACGCTTCTGCTGCTTGTGGACAGCAAATGACCAACCCTGTCAGTGCATAATAACAACCAAGAGTACGATCCTCTCTCGTTGATCCCGATGTCACTAACTTAATCATGGCTTCAACCGTGATTTCTTGAAATGTTTCAAGTGTTTTGGCAATGGAAAAGGCATCCTTCGCAAATACACGGCGCGAATCAGGAAGTATCAGTTCCTTTTCCTCTTCTGTCAACTCAGCTCGGTACTCGAATACGAATCTTGTTTCTTCAAACCATTGCTTCAACGTAAATCTGTCCAATTCGAAAAACCAAGACACGTTTGTATAGGAATCCAATGAATCCATCTCTGAAAACAAATGCACTACTCGTTGTCGGATTCGATCACGACGAGACCGCTTTGGTTGTTTCTCCAAGGGGATTTTCAGCTCATATGCCAACATGACCAAGTGCTGTAGACGTTCTTGAATCTTGCTTTGTGTGTTCAGGCTAAGAGAGTTGCGAGTATAGGGATTGACATTACCTAATTTTTCAAAATAACGAATGTCAAAACTATATACTGATATTCGCCTTCCATTGTCTTCACAGAAACTGAAAAAAAATGGCGACGGAATTTCCGTTATATTCGTCATAAGCATAATGTCCTCTTGATTCGTCGATATTTCTTTGACGTGAACACAAGGTCCTTTTGCTCTTCGTTGGTGATATCGAAACCATTTGTGACAATTTCTAGCTATAATGAAAACTGCCTTTGCTTTCTTTACAAAATGGCGTATATGACAACTTGACATATTTATATGTTTTAGTAGAGAGCGCCACTTCTTTTTTCTAAAATCGATGTTTGAAACATCAATGTCTACTATGGGTATATCAAAAAGTGAACCATTTTCAAAACAAAAGTATTTCCAAAAGTCCATTTTTTTGTGTTATTTTGGATCACTTACCCTTAAACTCCGAAAAATGTTACTCCTTCAGAGATTGGTGTGGCGCTTCATGAGTGAAGTATGCATCGAGGATAGATCCACAGACTCGACAACCTCGTCTCCAAGCAAAGTCTTGAGATTCTGATCAGGAGCAACCTGCTCAGGAGAAATGAGCAAATTGTGATCCTTCACATAGGTCTCCAGGGCATGCATCACTTGAGCACTCGTCATTGTCTCGCCTTTGGGGTACCCTAAAAAGGATGCAAAGTCGTCCGAGATGTTGCAAGATTTCGTAGGAGTCTTTGAACGAGCCTTGCCACCAGACTTCTTGGAATTCTTCTTCTCCCTGTTGAGAAGGTCCGATGTCAGCTTTTTGAGTGCATCAAAGTCTTTCTTGATGTTCGACAAGTTCTGTGCAAAGGAAAACTGAATCGTCTGTAGGCGTTCAATGGACTCTTGTTCAAAAGATTTTGGAGGCTGTTGCTCTTGCTCTTCTACAGCAGCTTCGACCATCGAAACAGTCACCGGATCACTTACAATCAAATTGGCAGCAAGAGTCTCGGTCACAGCTGCAATCGATTCCTCAGTGGAAGTTGACGCCTTCTTGCCACGTTTTGAAGCCTTTTCTTTCATGGCAACTGGAGGCGACTGTTGTTCCATTTCCATGTTGGCCTTTTCAGCAGCAGTAGAGATAGTGTCTTTGATCTTCTTGGGTGGCATTGTTGTTGAGTTGGAATCTGATTTGATGTTATGTGTGTATGATTTCGTCTTTAAATGACTTTTGATGGCTTGATACGATCATTTTTTTCGGTTTTGCTGCGTCGGGTTACTGTTGAATTTCTCTTTTGTCAAAAATAAGTATGTCTCGTGAAGAACATTATGTGCTGGAGAGAACAACCAATGAAAAGCGGGACAGACAAATACTTCCTCCCACCGAAAATCTCTCTGAACGTTTCAAAACCATTCAACTTGATCGACAAGAAGTAAATTCAACCTCTACTGCTGCGAATGTCCTTGAACGAGTGACACAAGATTATATCAATGCACAACACTTGTCTCAACTCGTTCTTAAGAAACATGCTGCCATGGAGGAAATGTACCTTACGCTAAGCAAAGTCATGCTTCTGTATCAGCAGAAAAGAAGCGATGATTCCAAAATTCTTCAATACCTTCTAAAACTTGTATCGTCTGCAAAACTACTCTCTGGAAATGAAATCAGCGAATTGGTACAAGTGCAAGAGAAAATCATGGACGATGTCAAAGAAATTAACGAACGTGTCGATACTGATTTTTTCTCTGACAAAAATATCATTTTCAGAGATTTGAGTCCCGAACAGCAGCAAGAAATAAAAAAGAATACGATTGATCGTCAAGAACTTGCCAAGCAGAGGCTAGAATACATTGGTCTTTACCACACAGTTTCGCCCCAGTACAGTTATCTTCTAGAACCTGTCATGAAAGAGTACTATCGAAATCAAATTCCTGCAAATGAAGTAAAACAGATTGCAGAACAAGAAACCTTGTCAAATAATCAAATGAGTGTATATTCACTCATTGAAAGCAGTACAGATTTTGCTTCTCCTCCTGAACCCCTTGTATTTTTCCCGAAAGTAACACTTAGTCGTTTTATTGTCAAAGGTGATGAAAACCTTTACTGTCAAGATGTCGTAAGAATAAGAAGAAAAGGAGGTAGTAGAGAAGATGACGAGGAAGGAGGAAATGAAGATGAAGAAAAGGATAACAGCTTGACAAACTTAGCAATGATCACACGAATCTATGCAGACAACAAACACGTTGATCTCACAATAGAGGGTACCGTGACAAAACATGTTGACAGCGAATCGCTTGACATACTTGAAATTCCTCAACGAAATTTTAAAATTGAACCGATAAACTGTTACGCAGCATTTTATCTTTGTCCTTATGACAATTTATTGGTACAACTTCTGCGTGACAAAGTGAAAAGTGACGGGGATCATACGAATGACATATTTCCCCTATTCGATGATACTACAGGAAAGCATAATTTATTCAAGATTTTAGAATTCAAAGTAGGAGAAGAGATTGGTGAATTAGACGACTTTCATCTCTTCATGAAACAGTCCAATGGTTGCCTTGTCTTTTGCTACAAATATGCTTTAGACAATTCAATTAAATGCTTTGTCCCGATTGATTTATTATATGTAAAAGAAGATGTAGTATTGGTAAAGCTTTCAACGGATACTTACTCTCCTTACATGTATTTTTGCCAGACGAAGGATGAATTTGAAAACTTATTCAATCAAAACGACGATGATCAACATACCGTTCTAAAACTAATGAATCCGGAAATATTTTCAACAACGCCAAGAGAGGACGCTTACACACAGGAATGGACAAACCGATTCGTCAATCCGTCAAGTTATTTACAGAATCTTACTATTCTACAATCGTCAAATGCAAAGCCGGAAATGTTGATGGTCGCTCTTTATTTCACTGTCATCCATTTGGAGTATGAAAAACCTATCGCCATACCATCTGTCAATTGGTTTCGAGGAAAAAAAGATCAATATACATTGGTCCGAGACGCGTTTGATTGGATCGATGCTGTTTTATTCAATGAAAATGATGATTTACTGACATTCTTGAAGGAAATGTTGCAACGTAATGTGTCGCTAAGTGGAATCATAGATCTGCCAAATCAAGATCTTGTTCGTCTCGTTGAAAATACGGTTCTTCGAGAAGAGACTTTGTCAAAGTTACGAGAATATATTTTGCCACTGTTTTATGCATGTTCTGGATATAATTTGCAAAGCAGTCCTTATTACACCATTCCGATCTTTATGATGCATTGGAATAAAGATGAATTTTTCATTTACTTCAAGACACAGTTGAATCTGGCAACATCATTTCGATTAGGAAGTGAACTTCGACATCATTGGGAGAGCTGGAGAAGTACATTCTACTGTGGTCCCATAAATCGTGTGACACGAGAGTTTTATCCCTTGACAACTGCTTCACGCATGAAACAATTTTTGAATATCACATCTTCTTCTATGAGTACCGGACAAATTCAAAATACAATAAATGTACTAGAAGAAGGTAATCGAGGTGACATAATCGATTTGCTGATTATCAATGTAGGACGCAGTAGAGAAGAAGATGAAAACATACAAATTCACGCTTTGCTCTATGGAGCTTATCCGTCCTTGACACTTTATGTTACCATGTATTTTTATGCATACGTTTCTCTCCGTGTATTGGATGATAACGGAGATGTCAAACAACTCAATGAAGAGTTTGGAAGAGCACTTTACAGAATACGTCAACCTCAAGAATTCGCGCACTATTTTTCGCTCTTGTTTCGTCACAAATCTTCCAAAGAAGAATATAGACGATCTTTACTTCAATGCTTAGCGGATTTAAAACATGATTTGACGAAAACATTTCCCAATACCATTGTTCAAGACAATGACCTTAATAATGACGCCGATAAGAAACGATACTTGGACATTTGTTACGCTGTCATAGATGCACTTGGAGCTAAGAATAATGTGACAGTGGATGAGTTAAAAAGCGAAATTGATTACTTGCCGACCATAGAAAGCTTCCCATAGCGGAACGAAACGTCAAGCAGTAGTATCACCATAATTCCGAAAAAGATACCCAGAATGGTATTTGCTGCCGTTGTCAAGAAATCACTTCTTTGACTTATGTCACGATGCTTTTGAATTTCGTCAATGCGCGCCATCAGTTCATCGACTTTTTGAGAAATCGTTTTGAGAGTGGCAGTAGAAACTATGGTTTCTTCGTCGGAAAAGGATTCTTTTACTGGAGCAGTAGTATCTTCAAACTGCACATAGGAACTGACACTGTCACCATCAATTTCCAAAGGCTGGATGTTTGGCACGCGCGATTTTGCAGTAAACCGTTGTTCCATTGGAGAAATATCTCGACTATAGTTGCGATTGACTGTCTCTTGTTCAGGAGAGAAATAAGACGACGACGGTGGTTGCAGTAGCTGTGGCACTGAAGAAGAGGTTGTTAATGCGGAAACTGTCGTCGTTTCCTTTTTCAATTGTCGCCTCGGTTTCCGCCTCATCTGTGAATCTTCTTCCGGTACTTGTGGACCCCATGCCTCTTCTATTGAACAATACATTACTAATTAAATTATCGATAATGTTTAATCTCTTACTAGTAGTACGCGCGAAAATAATTTAATTCGTTAGTAGAACAAGCAAATTCCGAGAAATTTACCAAAAATATCCCGAAAACGTAAGAAATGGTTTTTTTAAAATCTTTTTTCTCTTTAGAACTTTAAAAACAGTGAAGCGCATTTCGAATCCGTCCTATCATGAATTCTTTCGGAGTCAATAATTCAACACAAGCAAATATTATTTCTCCTTTATATGGCACTGGGAACACGGCCTTAGCAAATGATAACGGAACAAAAGGAAAAGTGACTACGGGTTCGCATGTTCGAGGATCTGGCGACAGAGGACACCACACTGATAATAAGAAAATTGATGCAACTGTTCGAGGTGCAAATAGGGTATCGGATACATCTCTTGACAAAAATGACGCCAAATATGACCCTGTCCATGACGCAAGTGGATATCTGCGCCAATATACAGACGTAGGAAACTCGGTTCATGACTATTTCCATACAATGTTTTTCCCTTACCAGTCGCAACTGTCACCGGAGAATTGGAACTTGTCCACGAGTCAAGCATCGGAGGCAACCGTGGATACGATTAATCAGACTGGATCGACTTTGCAGGGGGCTGTCAAGACAATTGAGAATCCATTGACTTTTCCATCGATCATGGACAATGAAGTCATAATTAATAATCGCACGCAAGAGATTTTGACCCTTACTCAAATGATTCAACAGTTACAGGAAAACTTTCGCCGACAGTCTATCAGCTTCTGGGTGTATGTCATTTTTATCATCATTCTCTGTGGCTGCGTTGGTATTTTATACTCAATCGTTTACAAGAATTCATTGACGCCGTCAGCTGCTTAAACAGTATCCGTTGATACGCGCGTCGTGTAAAAGTTTGTCGACTTTTCCTTTGAAACTGTCGGATCTTCTCGTCTGAAAAATGGATCATGGTCATCGAAAATGTGGTTGACAGCGTCGAGAGAATTGCCACTGAGTTGTTCGTCAAGGAATGAACGAGGCAAGAAACGATATTCTATTCTTGGTGGAGGACATTTGATTTGAACTGTCGTGTAACCGATGACAACCATAACTATTCCGATCAACAAGAGAAGAATTGCAAATGATCTCATTTGTTTCGATTTATTTTTAATCTATACTTACTATATAAATTGTGTAATGTGCGTTTCTAAATGACATGTCTTGTAAATGAAGGTAAACGTGTATTTCTTCGAACTTAATAAATAAAAAATCTTAAAAGTAGTATATAAACTATAAAATGCCAATAATTGAATTAGCACAACTTGGAAATGTTGACCTCGGTGACAAAAGCAGCATAGTAATAAGACGTATCGAATACTATCAACACGCCGATAAGAAGATAACTTTAGCACTTGATTACAAAAAATTTGATGTCAAGCTTACGCAGGTGTCTAGCGAATCTATCAAAGATAAGATAGGTAATTCAAAAATCATCGTCGTAAAATCGTACAAAATTGGAAGCAAAACATACCATGTTTTATACACTGTTTCTAAGAAACCCGTTTTAGACTTTACGTCAAAACCCTATATAGGCAAAATGTCTGGAATTTCCTTTGCCGATAATACGACAGATTTTATTGAATTTTTCCCTGGTCTAAAGGGTCAAAACGATGATATAAAGATGCCTTGGAGTAATGAAAAAATCGATTTTGATATTGCTGAAAGTGGATGGATCTTCTATGAACAAGTTCAAGGCTCTCAAAACAGAAATGCAATTATGCCTGGAAACAAAACTGCAATTTATGATGCTGCTGGGCTATGCATGAAGGTATTGAGGAGTATATTTAAAATAGGAAAGAACGAAATTCATGTGGTCATTAAATACAGTATAAATCCTGTCAAAGCTTTCAATATCTACATACCTGATGTGGACGACAATATCGGAAACGGTTTCAATTCTCTTATCAAAACTTCCGTAGCATCATTAATTTTAGAACAGAATGATAACAATGAAGGAGTCCGCAGAAATTATCAATCAGAATTAAATGCTCAAAATGATAACGATCAGCAGATTGACGAATTGTACGGTGGAAAGCGAAAGTTATCACGAAAACAGAAACGAAAAGCGTATAGTTCGACGAAGAAGCGTAAAGGACGTAATCAGGGGGTCGTCAGGAAAACAATTACCTAAAGTATTTCATTACATTGCGTGACATGGAAAAATGGACAAATAGTCAAACTTATTAAAGGCAGTGAATCATTTGAAATCGCTTGACGAACTTTTCAAATACCTTTGATGCCAAGTTTTGAGTTCATGGTTGAGATCGTACCTTTCAGGCAAAACCATTTCACACTTTCCTCTTTCACCAGTTTCCAATTCAAAGATACGGCTTTTCACGATCTATGCCGAAAGAAACGTACTTTGGAACAATTGGTGCAGGTCTTTTGTTTGTCGTACGAAAAAATGATAATTTATATTACGATAGCGGTTTTTCAAATCCTCATAATTTCGAAACAGATACTGTTCAACTCATATTGAGAAAACGATGCTTTGCAAAGCAGAAACTTGCACTCAAGTAGTAGAAGAAGGATGTTTCTGTTCCAATCATACGCACATGCATTCCTACACAGAAGAGATGATGAAAAACCTTGTCAAGTGCTCAGGATGCCTTAAGAAGTTTTACTTTGGAGACGACTTAAACCCGAAAAGAAAGACTTGTGAAACATGCTGCAATCGAGGAAAGGTGAACAGGACAAAATATTCAGAAAATCAAATTGCATGTGCCGCAGACGGTTGTTCGTACCAGAAGAAGGGCGAAAGTAAATACTGCGGAAAACACACTGGGAACGAACTTCATGATTCTGCCGCCTCGAGAGGAATGAAGATGTGTGTCCAGTGGAATCGCAAATGCAGAAACGAACTACCCAAAACTTCAAAGTACAGCAAATGTACATTGTGCAGAGACAAAGCGAACTTGACCGACAGAAATAAAAGAGAATTGACCAAAGTTTCTTTTCCTCCTTCGAATCGGGAAATTTCCTTGACATCTGCCTTAACCCCTCAATTTCCTGAAAACAGAGGTGGAGATGAAATGGAGACTGGAAGAAAGGAGAAAAGACAGATGACTTGTCTCCCCGTCTCTCACTTGTACGGAGATGAAGTTGATGGATTCGTGAAAATCACAGATGAAGACATAAGAGATGATGAAGGTGAGACTAGCACAGTCGTGGCGAAGGAGGATGAAACAACGGAAAAGAAGACCATCATTTGCACAACATGTTTTCAATCGGCTCCTTTCGATCACTTTCTTGGAAAGCAACATGTCGGGACACCTTTCGCTTCTCTAACTTTTGCAGATTTGTTGAAAACATGCAGAAGATGTCGAGACAACAACAAAAGAGCAGATTTGAAGCGCGACAAAGATCATGTGAATGCACTTGCGAGAGTGAACGAGAAGAAACCAGAAAGACGCGAGGTGAAACAAATGTGGAAAGATGCAAATCCTGAAAAGATGAGATCTTATTGGATGACGACACGACGCCGATTGATTTCACTTGGTGTTGATAACTATCTGATGAGAAACGCCGCGACTGCGAAAGAATGGCGTCAGAAAAATCCTGAGAAAGTCGCTGCAATGAATGAGAAGAAAAAGACCGATCTCGGTATGTCATACAAAATCTACGCAAAATCTGCCGAGGGGAAAACATTGCAGTTTCTCTTCTCTTTTCAAGACTTTGAAAAACTTGTCTCTCAACCTTGCTTTTACTGTGATGAAATGAACGCTCGAGGTTTCAATGGAATTGATCGTATGGATTCATCTCTCGGATACACTACGGATAACTGCGTCGCCTGTTGCACAACTTGCAACTTTATGAAGGGAAGTGTCAGTGTCGACGTTTTTCTAAAGAGAGTCGAACACGTTCTTACCAACTTGGGAATCTTGGAAGGAAAACTTTTCCCTGAATGTTTCGCATCTCATAAGTCTTTATCTTTTCGAGTTTACGCTGAAAAAGCGAAAAAAAGAGAAATTACTTTTGACCTAGCTGAAGAAGTATTCAACGTTCTTGTAGAGCTTCCTTGTTACATTTGTGGAAAAGCAACTGACGAAATGCATAGAAACGGACTCGATCGCGTGGACAACAATAACGGTTACATTGAACATAATGTTCAACCATGTTGCGGAGAGTGCAATTACATGAAACGAAATTCTTCTTTTTATGATTTCATACAGAAACTTTCTGATATCTTTCAAAAGAACAGTGAAGAAAAGATTGAATCTCATAATGTCGAGTCTCTTGAAAATGCAAACACAGAAGAAAATGATGGCATTGAACTTGAAAAATACTCTGATGCTATGAAAATCTACACGAAAACTTTTGAAGATGCAAAAGAATCTCATAATGTCGAGTCTCTTGAAAATGCAAACACAGATGAAAATGATGGCATTGAACTTGAAAAATACTCTGATGCTATGGAAATCTACACGAAAACTTCTGAAGATGCAAAAGTTAAACTTATTGGAGGTTGCAAAAATGGAAGTTCTGAAGATGCAAAAAGGAATCACAGAGAACGCACCAGACGTTATGAAGAAAAACTGATTGCGAGAATTGGTTTGGAAGAATTTAGAGAAAAAAATCGTCAAAAAGTCGCAAGACATCGTGAATCAACTTCGGCTTCTCATTTGTTTTCAAATTCATGTGTCCCTGTCAAAAAGAAAACAAAGGAAGAGAAAATAGGTGATGCTGAGAAAAAAGTTCTTGCCGATGCAGAAAGACTCGAAAAGGCTCGTCTCAGAAAAGAAACAAAAGTAGACAAATTGAAATTGAAGTATGGTATCCACGATTAGTTGGTAACAAGAAAGAAAACGATGACAGATATATAAAAAAGAAAGAGAGTAAACAAAAGAGGTACAAAAAATCTCAGGAATAGAAAATGATGAACATGTATTTGGTGCTGATTTAATGTAGGAAATAAGACGAGAAGACTCCACTTGGATGTGGTTAAGCATTTGTAACGAGAAATGGTTAAAAATATTGAATTAGGATGCAATCAGAAAGAGAATGAATTTTAAATTTTGAGAATTTTGCTTTGAATTCGCTTAATTAGCAATAGTAAAGTTCAGCGAAAGACAAAAGCAATATTATAAAAAGTACTTAAAAAAGGAGAAAGCTTTTTATATATGAGTCATACAATCTGTCACATTTTTATGTCAATAAATAGAGAAAGGACGCGTTTTAAGAAGTTTGGCGGCAAAAATAGAAAAATTGGTACTGATAATAAAAAATTTAAAAATTCTTGTAGTCAGACTTACAGAAATTCTCTTAGAGTAGTCGACCTTCGCTGTCGAATGGAACTACGCTTTTCTGAATAAAAAGTGACTAATACAAATAAATATATAAGTATTCGCAGAATTTTGTTTATGCAGACAGTATATAGAGTTTTTACATATATTCAAGAAGACACTGGGTGACTGCGTTTAAGCATTTTTAGCTGGAGAGGGTTAATTACAATATGAGATTGACCTATTTTTTATGAGGTCACAATGTAACTGACGCTAATTTGAGTACGCCATACCACCCATACCACTCATAATTCTCAGGACATTGTAGTTGGTAGCATAAACACGGATCTTGGCACTTCCACCAATGCCGGCAACGGTGGCAGGAGTGAGGTTGAGTGAAAGAGTCGCGTTGTCAATTCTGGAGAAGTTGCACGTACCTGATGGCTGATGTTCCTCTGGCTTAAGGCCGAAGCTGTACACGTTGATTCCAGTGGCAGGGACGTTGGTGTGGTGCTGGTAAGGCTGGACCAAGTTGAAGTAGCGACCCTCGCGTTCAGTGAAGCGATCGTGACCATTGAGCTGGAGCTTGGCCTTGTAGGTAGGGTTGACTCCAGAGTCAAAGAGAGGGTTAATCGCGATGCCAAGGGGTCCACCATACTGAACGGCATTTGCAATGGAACCAGCCAGTCCGTTGAGATTCGGTCCAAATGGAAAAGGACCCGTTGCGCCAGGGGCAGTTGCTCCGGAGGCATCAGAAAAGAGGGGTAGGCTCTGCTGGTTGTACGGGTTAGAAGCGAGAGGAGCAGCCATGCCACCTCCATCAGGGTCAGAGGGGGTACCAGTGAAGTAGGTGAGGTCAACAGCATCGGTGTAGTTGAACCACTGAGGACCTCCAGGGGCAGCGGCCTGGACATTGGCATCAGGCTGGGTAACCCAGATGAGTTCCTTGCACGGGTGGTTGAAGTTCAACTTGATCTTATTGGCAGTGGAGGTTGCGCTCTCATCGCCAGTGAACTGGAGCTGCTCGATAAGGTACTCGTGCGAGACCTGTGCAAAGCGTCTTCTCTCGTCAGTATCAAGGTAGATGTAATCAACCCAGAGCGAGGCAGTCTTGAGGGAAGGAGTGGGGACGCCAGCAGATGCGGAGAAGCAAGAGGCAGCATCACGGAGCTCGAGGTTGATCTTGACCTCGTGGTACTGCAGGGCAATCAGAGGAAGGGCAAGGCCAGGGTTTCTCGAGAACCAGAACTCAAGAGGGATGTAAAGAGTAAACTCAGGAACACTGGTGGCTCCAGCGGAGACACCGGACCACTGGGTGAGCTGAGGGACGTTTCCGACCATGTTGGCATAACCTTCCTGGTGACCGGCAGTCTGAGTGAGCTCGTTCCAGATGTGGAGCCAATCTCCCCAGTGCTTGTCAATGCGCTGGCCACCGATCTCGACTTCAACGTACTTGATGAGGACGTGACCGATCCAGTTGAGCCAGCGGAACTTCTGGCCAGCAGTGAGAGACACCTCAGGAAGAGTGACCTGAAGGTAAGTACGGAACATAAGATCACCGTTTCTGGAGATGGTGCAAGTGACCTTGCGTCCAAAATCGGCATTTCCGTTGAAAGTCTGTTCAATAGACTCCATGGAGAAGTTAGTGTGACGACGGTAGACGACCTTGAAGAAAGTGATTTGAGGGTTGCCAGTCAGGTAAACGTCCTGGGCACCGTAAGCGACAAGTTGCATAAGACCTCCTCCCATTTTAGATGTGTTTGTTAAAAAGTCGGAAAAGAAGAAATTTGGTGTTTATACATTTAAGAAAAGAAAAAAAATTCGACCCAACGTGACGCATGCATGGTCAATGGAGTAAGAATATCGTGACCCCTTGATACCGATTACTGTAAAAATCATCCTTAAATATTTTTCTACGATTTGACCAACTTGACCATTTTCATAAATTTGTCGAGTTTGTCATTTATTTCTCGGTGCGATTCAATAAGTGACCCCAAGGCTTCAAATATGAGATCGAATCGGTGATGGTTGGTCGTTCTGTCGCTTTCCAGCTTGTTCTCAATGGTTTCAACAGATGCCGTTAGCCTATTCAGATAATAATTTGTTTTTGAACAAGATTGAGTCTTTTCGTAGTGTACGTTCTTTTTCCGCTGGAAGTGTTCATAAACATTTTGGGAAGCGTTGGAGACAGGTGTTTGGTTGCGATCCCATTGATCTGTGTCGGACATTTGATTTTTTTTTCGTTTTGTCAATGAAGAATGGACAACCTTTAAATTCTTTATATGTCTTTGTAGCTGCTTTTCACAAATAATCAAAAGAGTGAAATTTCTGAAAATAAAAATTCAGGCGAGTAATATATATCAGTAAAAGTAAATGGTTCTCTACGAAAGTTTGTCATCTCCTAGCGACATTAAAAGTGTCGAAGTACTGTCCAATCATTTTGGACGCCTTTTTAGCAGGGACCAATGTAAGAAAACTTACCATGAATTTGAATTCAATTTAGAACCGGAATTGAAAACAGCGTTTGAAAATCTTCGTCAAGGTGATCTTCTCAAACTTGTCGAAAAAGAACATCCTTCCTCGGAAATCATTCCTATCGTCAACATGAATGAAGTATATGTTGCTTGTCTAGGTGCCGATGGTTCCGATATGGTATTTGAAACATTACATCTCGACGGACCATTTGCCCTACTTCCTTTCTGCACTGTTTACCGCTGTCTCATATGCATTCAGGGCAATATGTCTGTTACGACGTCATTTCCATTAGCACGAAAATCACATGAAAATATTACATTGAAAACAAATGATATGATCGCCTTTGATTATAATCGAGAGCCACACTTTATCAGCAATAATGGATCGGCACAAGATCTAACACCTCGAATTGTCTTGAAAATCCATTATGCCGTAACGCCGAAAGGATCCCTTCCAGTTCACAACCAAATATGTTCAACATCCAATGCCAATTATAATAGTCTCGCTCGCAAAGCCTTTCTATCAACTCAAAACCCTGAATCGGTTGAACAACAAACAACTTCGTTTGCTATCAATTCAACAACGACAATTTATGGTTTGTATTACATGTACATTGGCTGGTTTAATTTATTTGCGGTTTTGGCAATCGCATACTTGTACTATTCGCAACAGTTGCAATTGTTCCCTTACCTGGTTTATCTGATTACAATTATTTATCACGTCATTTACATTTCCGAATATTCATTTCGAACAGTGCCACTCGCTGAATTTCGAAGAGATGCGGTGACTTTTCGACTTCTTGCATGGGGAATTCTCTTCACATTATGTTCCCCAAATGTTTATTCTTCTATAATTGCTTGCATTGGTTTCGCCCTTACATTCGCTTCTTTCTGGCAACTGGGTCCAAACTTGACCTATTTCAGCCGTGAATTGAATGAACTGACGGAAAGTGACAAGCAACGTAAAGTCGGATTTCCATATGGTTATATTCCTCATCCAATGATTGTGGGGGATATAATCAGCATATCCGCATTACTGATAACACCTTGTTTTTGGAATAATTGGTACCCTTTGATTATGCTTCATATTGTCGCCTACATGTTCGTGCTGTTTCAAGAGATATCCCAGGTGCATATTTCGAGTAATAAAACATTTCAAGAAATTTATAATCATTTTGCAATCTTCCATAAAAGTAAAGGAAACATATGGACACACGTATTGACAACCTTTATCGGTTTTGTTGGCTTGTTTGGGCTGTTTGCAAAGTATTCTTCCTATAGTTTAGCTCCTGTCATCTACATCGTCGTCGCTTTTCTTTATAGGTACTCCATCGGATATGAAGAGATCGCTCATATAAGTGCCATTTTTGTGACGTTTGCATTTTTGGTTGCAAAATGGTTGACAGAATATTTGCCCCAAGACATGTCAATGTACTTTTTCTTTTCAGCCGTCATAATAGCCATCCTTGGACAAGAAGCGAGTCATTTGTTTTTCAAGGAAACTACCATGATGGCAGATTATATATCAAGTAAAGATGCAACGACGACATTTATGCTTCATACATTCTGGCTAGTACCTCTTCTTGTCAAACGAGTTTTGGAATATTGATCAGTGACATTTAGTGACATTTAAGTAACATTTTTAACAATACAATGTCTCTTCGTGTGCAAAGGACATCTCGTGAAGTTGAGTTCGAAGTTCTTCATTTTCTCGTGTGAGTTTCTCGATTGTATTGTCAAGATCAGTTTTTTGTTTCAAGAATCGAGCGAGGCGATGTTCTCTAAAAACCTCATATAACCATTTTTTTAACACTGACTTTGTTGATTGGAATAGGATCTCGAAAACTTCAAACTCTGTCAAGTATAAATCCGGTTCGTCAGTATGCAAATGAATGTCAAACTCGTCCGCTTCGTTCTTCTCCATGCATTTGTCATTGCAAAGTTTGTAGAGGTCACTTGCTTTCACGAGTGGATTTTCAGGCGTACCAAAAATGGTAATTTGAAATGGCACATGTGTCATTCGGTATTATGATCGCATATATTCTTATGTTTAGAGTTTATCTGATGGATTGTTTTTCCCATCAAAGGGAAAGGAATCAAACATTCTTATGTACATTGATGAATGTCTGCATTTTTGATTTTCGCATCTGATTTGGATCGAAGGAGTCATTTCCTTTCTCTGAATAGTTCTCCTCATGATACTTCCAGAAAACATCCGCCCCCATCTTGAAGTTCTCATGCTCTTCGGCCTTGTACCAAAATACCTGATCCTCGATCTTATTGCTCTTTGCGTTATTGTGAATGACAAGGCATTCATAGTTCTCTGTGCATTGATCCATCACTTGACAAAAGACCTCGAAACTGGGAAACATACCTGCATAACAGTCGTAAATTCGCTTTCTATTCGAAACGACATTCTCTCTCAGTATAAAGACATAATCAATATTTGTACGTAAGTTTGGCGGAACCCCTAGCGGGTATTGCATTGTGATTATAAATAGTATTTTGGAATGTCGTCCATTCATGAAAATGGAACGGACGTTAATACTCTTTGTCCATGAATTGTCGTACAAACAATCATCGAAGATTAAGAAGGCGCGGGGATCTATTCCTGACCCCCCTACTTGCTTGATTTCATCGTTCATTTTTGACACTACCGTCGTTTGGCGACAACGAAACCGTTCCACAATCGCCTCGCTATACTCGTCATGAATGAAAATAGGTGGAATCATTTTCGAGTAAAAGGAATTGGCACACTCGGTACCTGAAATGACCGTACCAACAGGAATGTCTTGATGGTAATACAACAAATCGCGACATAAAAAACTTTTTCCAGTATTACGTTTTCCGATGAAAACAACGACCGAATCGTCTGCGATACTACTCATATTGAATTTCTTCAGGTTCAGATTTTGGGGCAAACTGCTCATTTTGTCAACGTCTCCTTTACTTTGGAAGAATAGATATTTGTCGCGTTTTCTTAAACGTGAGCTGCTTTCCAGGGATCAGAGACGTCATCGTCGTGTGTATCATCGACATCTTCTTCCATGACTAGCTTTTTTATTTTCTTGATAATAGATTTCTTTTTCTCTTTCTCCACTTTTTTCTTCTTTGTTGACGTCGATGTTTGTTTCTTAGCGTTCTTTTCTCCAGGTATCTTTGCCTTTTTCACCTTTTTCACTGTGACTACTTTCTTTTTTGTCTCTTTTTTGACATCTTCGTCGTCGTGTTCATCATTCACTTGGGTTGTAGAAATAGGAGAATATATATCAGATCGCGGTACATCATTCGTCGCTGCTACTACTTGCAAACTACTATTTTTTTCAGACGCAGCAATTTTAGAAGGAGGTAGACTACAACTTTCATCGGCAGAAACTTTATAACCTAGTGATTCTTTATCTTGAATTGAATGCTTAATATACTCAACTGCTTGTTCTTCACTTTCGTGTTTACGTATCTCATCTAACGTACGACTAAATATCTCGATATGTGTCTGAATTCCGTCCCGCGAAATACGTACTATATTCGAATCTGGAGTTGAAGATTCCATAATTTTTACTATAAACGAAAGAGAAAAAAAATACTCGCCTCAAAAAATGCAAAGACCTTGATTTTTAAGCAGAACAAACAAGACAATCGGTGTCTGGATGGTCCTCTCCCGAAACTTGTTTTTTGGAGGCGGCTATTGGTTTTGCATATGTGTCAGCCGACAGTGTAAACATGGCCGCCTTGGTCGCTGGTTTTGTACGTAAGTAGTACATTCCAGTCTTCAGTCCCTTTTTCCAAGCGTAAAAGTGCATGGAAGACAACTGACTTTGCGTGGGGGACATCAAGAACAAGTTCATGGATTGGCTCTGACACACAAACTTTCCACGATCTGCAGCTAAATCAATGATGACTTTTTGACTGATTTCCCAAACCGTCTTGTACACGTTACGGAGATGGCTTGGCATTTCAGAGACTTCTTGAACACTTCCCTCGTGGTAAAGTATTTTTTCTTTCATTTCATTGCTCCAGAGACCAAGCACTGTCAAATCCTCGACCATATATTTGTTCACCACGATGAATTCGCCAGCTAACGTACGACGGAGGTAGATATTGGCCGTAATCGGTTCAATACACTCGTTGTTTCCAAGAATTTGGGAAGTGGAGGCAGTTGGCATAGGAGCTACGAGCAAACTGTTGCGCACACCTGACATTTGAATTCGTTGACGAAGTGCATCCCAATCAAATCCTTTCGGTACTTCTGAAGAATCGGACCAAAGATCAAACTGGAAACTTCCGCGCCACAAGGGAGAACCATCAAAAGAACTGTAGGAACCTCTCAGATCACAAGCATCGTCCCAATCAATGTCTCTTTGCCACTGAATCTTATCAAGAAGTGCGCGAATTTCAGCAAAGTTCTCTGGCTTCTTTGACACTTCATCCGTCCAGAACTCTTCCAAAAACATACGACGGGTCTGTCCGATTCCACAATCTTTAGCAATTTGTTTGAGACGAAATACTGCAGCTTTTCTTTCTTCCGCCAACTCACAGGATGCAGTCATTGCTCCATGGTAAATGGTCTCGAAGATACGTTCGTTCATTTCTTTCGCTTCGAAAGATTCAAAGGCGATTCGACGCATCATGAACACATCGGAAAGACCTTGGACACCAATGCCGATTGGACGATGACGCAAATTGCTATTTCGTGCCTCTGGAATGGGATAGTATGTTCGATCAATGGCTTGGTTCAGATTTCTAGTAACAGATTTTGCAACTTGTTCGAGCTTGTCATAATCCATATCGTATCCGTACTTTAAAACAGTATCCAAGTATCCTCCGATTGCAAGTCGATTGACAAAAATGCGAGGAAACGTTTTCCCTTCCTCTCTTACTCCCTGATGAAAAATCAAATGGGACGAGTCGACATTGTCCTCCGCAAAACATTTTTCCAAGAATGCTTTCGCCAAAGTACAGTACGGACAGTTTTCAACTACCTCAATGGTAACTATATCAGAACGCACAAATCGGTAAGGACGATACATAAGTGTGGGTAAACTGATACTGGCCAAGTTACACACTGCTGTTTCATCTTTGGAAGAGAATTCGATGATTTCCGTGCACAAATTGCTGGACTTGATGGTCCCTAAATTTTGCTGGTTGCTTTTGCGGTTGCAACTATCCTTGTAGAGCATGTAGGGGGTCCCCGTCTCTCGTTGACTTGAAGTGATTTGTTTCCACATTTCTTGTGCTTTCATGGTTTTCGTTCCAAATCCTCTTGACTCGTAATCCTCATACAAGGTCTCAAAAGCAGTGCCAAACGAAGTAGACAGACCAGGACAAGCAGACGGATCCATCAATGTCCACATCCCATCATTTTCTACACGTTTCATGAAAAGATCAGGGATCCAAAGCGCATAAAACAAGTCACGTGCTCGAAGATTTTCATCTCCGTGATTCTTTCGCAGGCAAAGAAAGTCTTCAATGTCTGGATGCCAAGGTTCAAGATAGATGGCGAAGGAACCATTTCTCTTTCCACCACCTTGATCTACATATTTGGCTGTATCGTTGTACACTTTCAGCATAGGGACAATGCCATTCGAAGTACCGTTGGTACCATGAATTCTAGCCCCCTTGCTTCGAATGTCGTGGATGCTGATTCCGATTCCACCGGCATGTTTTGAAATTTCGGCACATTGACCCAAACTTTTGAAAATGCCATTGATACTGTCGTCGGGACAACCAACGAGAAAACACGACGCCAATTGATTGTGCAGAGTTCCAGCATTGAAAAGAGTAGGCGTAGCATGAATGTAAAGTTTTGACGAAAGTTCACGGTATACTCGTTTCACTTCTGCGATATTGAAACCGTACAGACCAATGGCGACGCGCATCCACATATGTTGAGGACGTTCGCAGACAACTGTTCCGTTGCTCAGTTTCGTGCGAAGAAGGTAGCTTTTTTCCAGAGTACAAAATCCAAAGTAGCTGAAAAAATAGTCGAATTCATAA